ATATTAAGGTTTAACGGTAAAGAGTATTACGGCTTAGACAGTGAGGGTTTATTTCTTATCTCTTCACCTGATAAGATTGAAGTTATGAAGCACATAAAATCGCAGGGCTTTAGCATTAACTTAAGGCACTTGCAGAAAGGGGTTAAATAGTGAATTACAAGGCAATCAATAGCGCATATACAAGGCTATATAATCAGTGGTGTATAGCTGGATATAGTCACAACGATGCAAGGAACATCGCAAAGACACAGGTTTGTTTAATATACAGTGCTTAAAACCGTAGGCCGTAAGGCTGAATAGTACCCCATAGGGGAGAAAGAGAGAAAGAGTCATGAAGAAAACTACTAAGGGCACAAAAGGAACAGCAAAGGCAGACAAAGCCAGCCCGTATGCTATCAAGGGAAAGGATGTCACAGGAGCTTGTATCGGCGTTATAGAGCAACTACTGGCAAATGCAGAACAGAATGGTGGCAAGGGTAGAGCATACGCCAACAAGAAAGGGGTTGAAATGTTTTGTAAAGGGGTGGCCCGTTCAAATCTCAACCCAGATGTGCCGACGCTTAAAAACTTGCTCGTGAATGGTCACGGCCTGTCAACTATGAAGCAGGATATGGAGTTCAATGCCGAAGGCGAGGCCGTCAAGGTATGGGTAGCACCTGCCGATAAAGTCGCATGGACCGAAGTGCTTGACCTGTTAGAGGAAAGGGGGAAGATTGTTCAGGTAAGAAAAATGGCATACCTTCCAGCCGATGCACCTGACACACAAAAACAGAAAGAGGCAAAGGCTGCAAAGGCTGCAAAGCTTCAAGTCAAAGCAAACAGTCAGTATCACGACAAGGCCGCCTCTCTCCTGTAGTAATAACTTACCCTGTCAGGCTGGAAACGGTCTGGCAGGGATATTTTTTTATTCTTTTTTATTATATATAGCCTATGCTAAATGGGGATTCGGAACCCCCGGACTGAGTAGTAAAATTCGAGCTTGCCGTAGAGGGTATTGAGTATCCTGTCCAGTGTGTTTGAATATTTCAGCATGCATAAAACTTGGAGGTGAGTGATGGAGCCTACACAGACAGATATCCAGAATGCTTTGAGGATACTAACTAGAGTAATGGCGCCTATAGAGACGCTGACTATGGTGTCTGGGGATCTGTTAACCCTCAACAACGAGGATATGATTTACAGAACTCAAGATTTAGCTGAAGTACTGGCGGAAAGGAGAAGGTGAGACACTAGAAAAGGGGAGTCTCAGAACCCCCAGAAAGGAGAGTAATATGATTGAGTTAAGGGACGATATGAGCGAGGAGCTGAAGGTTAAGATAACACTCACTCTGGCTCTGATAGAAGCCTTGAACATGAACGCAAAGGAGGCCACCGAGTACCTCATGGGTTGCGGCCTTTCCCCTACAGCTATGACTCGGCACGCCCTTTGGCTTGACGTAGCAGAACATGTATATCCCTATACAAAAAGCTTGATGATTCAGGCTTCCCGTAGGGCAAACAGAGCTTAGACTTTAATTAGTGAGTGGAGGTGAGGTCTTCACTCACTACTCAAGGTTTAAATAACAAAGGCTTTCGGGCCAGAGAGGAGCTTTAATATGAAAAAGCATTGGGAAGATATAAAGGATGACATAAGGAAGAGTGGAGTCGATAAATTTGCCGACACTGTACCTTCAGAACAAGCTGGAGTGCTATTGACTGGCCTCACACTTTCCAGTCGCCTGACCGGTGCAGAGTATTATGCATTGTGTAAGAGGCTGTACCTCAATGCCACAGTTCACGACCCGCTTTACGAAGGGAGTAAGTCATGAGCTGCAAGGACTGTAGTGAGAGAGGCGATGAGATCATACGCTGGATGGATCCAGAGATATTAGGCATAGAGCCAGAGTTTGACGATGAAGGTGAGGAGATAGAGAGAGGCCCGATAAAGCTTGTCCGGTACTCCTGTAATTACTGGGATGAGCATAAGTATAGGACTGGTGTTAAGACCAGCATGAATGGCCTGAATAAAGGCACTGACTCCTGCTGTAGATATTCCCTTATGAAAAACATAGAGATTACCAATGCTGTAGTCGAGATAAATGGGGACTGGTTGAGGGATAGAGGAGTCTGTTTGAAAGAAGATAGAGACTATGAATTATTCGAGATTGAGAACTCCCTGGGGAAGGGGTTAAAGAAGCAGACGGAAAGACACGAGAAAGGGTTAAAATTACTGAACCTATAGGCCCTGAGTTTTTAACTCCCTTAAGAGATTGAACTTAAGGGGGTTGTAGTTGTCTGAAATTGGAGGACAGGCCATGAATTACAAAGAAAGAAATAGGACGATCACGGTGTCAGTGCTTGAAGGCACGACTTTAAACGAAATATCTAAAGTATATGGCATCTCTGAAACACGAGCAAAACAGATAGTTTTGAACTATTGTAGGCGTGATTTATTCCCCTCTTCCGACGGTATCTGGAAGAACAGAACTATGGAAGGGGTGGATAGTATTACAAAGGCCAGAAGGGTATGGGTTAATTTCAGCATGCCGAAAAACTGAGAGAGGTGAGATATGAGAACAAATAAAAAAGAAGAGTTGAGCGAATACGACAAGCAGGCGGCGGAGTTTTTAAAAAAGACAGGGGCAACAATTTCCAGCGTTTATACTGGACACCGGCCTTACTGGGGCGGTGAAAAGGAATTTAGGGCTACTTATATGGTGACAATAACAAGAGAAGGCAAACCCGCGATGGCTTTTCCCTTCGGGCAATCAATGGCTGATAGCTGGAAGTTTTTCGCTTGCAGTATCCACGCCTCTTTCCATAAACCTTATGATAGCACTACCACCAAAAAAGGGTTTGTATCTCTGCATGACTTGTTTAAAAGTGCTATTGAATCGGGCGACGATACTGGCAAGGGCCATGGACGCTTTGCGAATTATAAAGGGATCAGCTACCAGATTAAGAAGCAAGAAAAAAACCCTTCAGATTACGACATCTTGACTTGCCTGACAAAGTATGATCCCGGAACATTTGAGAATTTCTGTTCTGGGTTTGGTTATGATACTGACAGCCGGAAAGCAGAAAAAACATATCAGGCGGTCAGGAAAGAATATCAAGCCCTCGCGCAAATATTCAGCTCGGAAGAGTTGGAAGAGATGGCGGAGATTCAATAACCTAAAGTTATGCTCTCCAAAAATTTGAGTGGTAGGAGGCCCAAGATGCTTGACAAGAACCAGAAGATAGTAGCTGATAATTACCAGGGAGGTGAGTACAGCTATGCAGATGAAGTAAAAGATCCGCACGGAAGGGATTACGGTGATAGCCTGTTTACTTTCCTCATGACAGAGCTGTCGTATGGGCAGGATTGCTTCACTAAAGGCGATGCTCTTCTTAGGCTGGATAATATTATCGAAGAAGCTGAAGAAGTAAAAAGGGCCTTTGAAAAGCTCGCTTAAAAATGCCGGCGCTTTACCCCCGGACTGAATAAAATTTAGGAGGTGCAGTATGAAAACCATGAGGGAATTAAAAAGAAGTATGATAACTAAAATTTTGTTTGTCTTGGTAGTGTTTCTGCTAATAATAAGATTGGCCCCACTCGACAGCTCTGACTACTCGTGGAAACAGAGGAGCGGCTTGTCGGTTCACGTAGATGAGTTAACTGGGTGTCACTACCTCAGTAAGTTTCTTGGGGGAGTAACCCCGAGGTTCGATAGTGACGGCAACCAGGTATGCTCAGGGCTACCGAAGTGAAAACTAGAACTCTCAAAAGTAGGCCTAGACGGGAAATACTCGCTGATTGTATTTCCTCAGCCGATAAGCTCATTACCTTGCAATGCGAGAAGGTTGAGTTACTTAAACAACACAAGAAGGGGCTTGAGCAGCTCCTAGAAGCGGAGGGGAGAGATGATAACTGATAAAGAATATGTTGATGCTGGTGGCTCATGCTGCCCTAGTTGCAAAGGCAAAGAGATTGAAGGCGACGCAATATCGGTGGATGGAGGCATAGCCTGGCAAGAAATAAAGTGCCTCGGTTGTGGCGCATCCTGGAATGATCTCTATACCTTAACAGGCTATTCAGATAGCGGAGGTAGATGCTAACCCTCACTGTCAGAAGCCACACTAAAGACGGCACGGTAACTGTCTCGATTAACGGGAAAGGGTATGTATATTTCCTCGATGCAATGTGGACTGAGAGGTTCCTGAACATGGTTGATAGGTCCGCAGGGAAAGCCCTGCAATACATAAAAGAGAAGGCTTATGATTACAAGAGGTTAAGTTAGCAGTCAAAACCTAAAGAGAAGGAGTAGATGATGATTGAATTAAGAACAGGTGATTTTATAGATGCAAAAGTTATTACCGCAATAAGGATTGGCAAGGCGACGACAAAGGAGGAAAGAGAGTTCAATAAATTTTCTCATCCCCCTAGAGTTTTAGTAGATTTCAACAGAAGCAATATTATCTGCATAGATTTCAAGAGGCTGAAAGATGCCAAGGGCTATGCTATTGAGTTGCACGAAAAAGTGAAGGAGGAACTTGCTCAGATGGTGCAATCCGAGGCCAACGCTGAGAGGATAGTCACTTGCGTTAATAGCCATGATGAATTGCTGGCGGCCTGTAAGTATGTTGTTAGATACCATAAAGAAAATGACAGCGGCGAGGGTGAGTTATTTGGGTTAGATTTTGTGACCACTTGTATCGCTGCCATAAGCAAAGCGGAAGGGAGCGCCCAAGGTGAGCATCCCCGAAAAAGTGATGGCAGTTATAAGGGTGACAGCAAGAAGATAAGCAATCTTGAGGTCGAGAACGGATACCTGGGAAACTTAAATAGCGAGTTGCTGGCGGCCTTGAAAAAATGTGTGGATGTAATATCAGAAGACGGCTTCCCTAACGGTACAACATTGGCCGAGGAGGATGCATTTACGTCAGGCGAAAAAGCAATAAACAAAGCAGAAGGAGGTAAGTGATGTTGATATTCCTGGAGATGACAAACACACATACATACATGATCGACGGCGGCCTTTCGCTATTCGGTAGGCCGAAGTTCTCTTGTGATGTATATGAGGAAGAGTCAAGGAAGTTGTGCCATACAGACGTCGGCTTTATAGCCAAGGCGCTCCCCGCCAACAAGAAGCTGGCTAAAATCAGGAAGCTTGTAGATAAGTATGAGGGAAGGGTATTAAGCAAACTCGGTCGCATTGTATTTAAGCGTAGGTTGAAAAGGCTGGAACATAATTAAATGGCGGGCTAGAAGCCCCCGGGAAGGAGAGAAAAATGAAGTGGAGTTGGAGAACAAAAGCCCATGAAGGCGACAGAAGAAGGGTCAGGAAGTTTGCGTGGCTTCCAGTGAGGCTCGTGGATAACAGCATACTATGTCTCGAAAGGTACGTGGACAGACAGATATACACGCTCAATGGGATCTGGCCATATCCGAGGTGGTATTCCCAATATAAACTACAAAACTTTTCAGGTGAAATACCTGGAGAGAAGAGATGGATTGGCTGTAGTTTTCTCTGGAACGGCATATGCGATTAGGAGAGGAGAAAAGATGAGCACAAGAAGAACACACGATAAGATCATAGAGAAAGCCCTGAAGGAAGGTATTAATATCAACGAGACAGTCTTCAGGGTGTCAGTGTATGACATACTCTCCATTGCAGGTGATAGGCTGGGAGACAAGGCCCTCGAAGCTGACCTCGAAGATCTGGTAAGAGAGGTGAGGAGAGGGGTGGAATCCGGCCTTGAATGGAGTGAGGTTGTTGAGGTGGCTATTGATTATTACTGGGAAGGTAAGCAGAAGCCTAATAAGCCTGGAGGCGAGTGATGTCTGACTACTGCCCTACCAGCAAGGAGTTTGTAAGATCCGTGCAGATAGAAGCCCTGAGGACTGGTGATTATCCCCGAGGGACTCAGATAATGTATAAGCCTAGCCACTCGAAGACTGAAGATGATTATGAATTTGGTTTTATCACGAGCTACTCCCCAAACGGAAATGTCTTCTGTAGATTTTTTCATAGGACTTGGAGTGGAGTCGGGTCAGTAACGCCTTCGAGAACTACGGCTAATAGCGAATCATGCAGAGCAGATGACCTGACTATACATACGAGCCGGCCACAAGAGATTGTCGATGAACTCCTGAGGAAGATAGATAATAACGAATCACTGTATGATTAATTTCAGCATGCCGAAAGGATGGAGGTAAAGGGAAATGAGCCAGATAACAAATAATGATGATGTAATTGACAGTAGGGACATTATAGCAAGAATTGACGAGCTGGAAGATATGTTTCAGGTATGTCAAAATTGTGGCGAAGATTTACCGATAGGTGTGGATCATAGAGACAGCACATATCCTGGCCCAAATGGGGAACTTATAGTTGATTGCCCTAAATGTGACGGAATAATAATGTCAGAGAATGAAAGGGAGGAACTGGGTCATTTAGACGCAATAAAAGACGAATGCGAGGACTACGGCGACTGGAAATATGGCGTAACTCTTATTAATGATTTTTACTTTACCGAGTATTGTATGGAATTATTAAAGGGTATCGGGGATTTACCACAAGATATACCTGGTTACATTGCCATAGACGAAGACCAAACAGCGGAGAATCTAAAGGTTGATTACGCAACGGTTGACTTTGATGGTGTTGATTATTTTGTAAGAAATTGTTAATTAAATCCAACAAGAAAGGGGAAGTGAAAATGAGGCACACACTAGCGAATCACCAGGAGGTAGCACATTTCTGGGGCAATGAAGTTCAAGAAGATGGCGCAAGCGGCAATATGTTTTTTAAGAATAGGACAATCTTTTCTTACGGCTCACATTTTGCCATTGCAAAACACTATGATAATAACTTAATACTTTTCACTAATAGAGGATACAGCAACTCCACATCAGCACATATTTCATATACTAAGCGAGCTATCCCTTGCGACAAGAACATCCTCTATTGCCATAACCCTGAAAGACCAGCAGATATCCAAAATCATGAAACGGCCATTCGGGGAATAGAAGACAATCTTAAAAAGGCAGTCAGGGCGCGGGAACGTAAACAGGAATACTTAAGTAATGCTGAATACGCATACAATCAGATTATACAATTAATAAAGATTTTTAAAATCAAGGGCTGGAAGATACCAAAATACGACTTTACCACACCGGAAACAATCACAGAGTATATAAAAGAACGTGAAAGAAAGGCAGAGGCTAAACGAAAAAGGCAACTTGCAAAACAAAAAAAGCAAGACGCGCTTGACAGAGTCCTTTTCTTGGAAGATGTAGTAAAGTGGAAAAGCGGCGAAATAAAATCCGCTTACGATGTACAACACCGGCGCTTCGCAAACGAAGTTGACTACTGCCGGATTGATGGCGATATAGTAGAGAGCATGAGAAGCGCAAACGCCCCACTTAAAGCAGTAAAGGTGGTCTTGAGACGTATATTACAGGGAAAGCCAGTCAAAGGGGTTGAGCTGGGGCATTATACTATTATCAGCTATGATGGAGAGTCTTTAAAAATAGGCTGCCATGATTTTCCACAATCAGAAATTGACTGGCTTATCAGGCAACTGGGTATCTAGCCACCCGACTTAATACCTTATAGAACCCTTAAGTCACTAACAAAGACTATAGCATGTTTCGGCATGCGGAAAGGAGTTGAGATGGAACGGAAAACTGGAAGCGTTGAAGAGGTGATCGAGGCCTTCTGGGAAGGAAGGGAGCTTAGGGTTGTCAAGGTGTCTAATAACATGGGTCCGGCATGGTGGGGTGGTGACTATGCTCCTCAAGGCATAAGAGATCAGGTTAAAGTTTATCCCGATAGAGTTGAATATCTTCTATGGGATAGCCCGATCGCCGTAAGAAGTGGCAACATCCTAACCCTGAATAACTGTGGGTATGAGACAAATCTCACCAGAGACAGGATGGGGGATATAACTGGCGGGCTGAAAAACTGGACATGGAGAAACGAAAGAGTTCCGTGGGTAGGTAAAGCGAATTGGGGATATAGTAATAATATCGACCTCCCCTTCCCTCTCAAAATTAATATCCTCAAGGGAGAGCCTTTCAAGAGAGAGGTACTTAAACACAAAGAGTTCTTAATATCGAAGCTCATGAAGTCCCGGGCAGAATGGCGATTCAGGTACATCTATAAAATATGTGAAGAATGGGGCCTCCAGAAAAACGTAAACGATGATGAACTCAATGCCAAGCTGGTGACTATGACCATGAAAGGGGTGATCTGATGTCGTACCTATACGATTTCACCGGAAGATGGGGTAAGACCCTGTATGAGTCTATAGATGAGTATCAGCACGGAAAGGTATGGGATGAGATGTGCTACAACGAGCACAACTATGAGATAGACGCAGCCAAGCCTGAAGGTGAGAGGCGTTATGAGTTTGTAGAGTTCTTTATGGAAAGATTGACTGGTGGCCAGATAAACGAGATAGCAGAGATGACCGGCCTTCTGTTCGACGATGAGACTCTCCCTATGTTTAACGAGTATGCCAATATCCCCATAGAGAAAAGAGTTTTCGATTGGCTGCTAACAAGTAAATGCCCTGATGACATAGAGGACGAAGAGAGTGTTATCGAGGAGAAGTGGGCATGCTGGGATCATATCAGCGAGACAGTCCAGATGTGGTTCGACGACATAGGCAAAGAAGACGACTTTGAGGTTGCTGTCTTCATGGGATATATAAATTTCCCCAAGTATGATCACGACAAGAAGTGCTATGTAGAAACCCCGGGCGGTATGTCGATAGAATTCTTGGATAAGAAGAATACCTTGGAGGACAAAATATACAAGTGTCGTAGGTTTAAAAACAAAACCTCGAAGAAGAAACACAGACTTGAAGCCCAGCTCCTCGAACTAAAACAGAGCATGATCTATGTGAGCGGCGCTGAGAGTGGATATCACGGTGCCGAGAGAGAGTTCGATAGTGTCGATATGAACTCCATGCCAAAGTGTCCTGCTTGCGAGGATGTTGTGCCACCAAGTGCTTTAGACGAAGACAATAAATCTACCATTGATAATTTCAGAGACGAGAGCGACACTGAGGAAGATTTCACGCTTGAACTTGTCGCCAGTGCTGGAACTAACGCATACCTTATATGCTGTCCTGAGTGCGGGGATAGTAGTATAGAGATAGTCGAAATGTACTTAAAAGATTGCGGCATAGATATCCCCGAGAGTGAAAAGATTCAAGGCGCCATCACGGCCAGAGAAGTAGCTGAAGCAATGGCGGAGGCAGCATAAACATTTAATGCCCATAAAGGGCGGAAGGGAGAAGTAAGATGGCTGGAGCAGAGATATACGAAGTATCAATAAGGGAAATGAAGGAGGTAGTGAAGGCATGCTACGAAACAAACACTCCGGTTATAGCGAGAGGGGGGCCTGGGCTTGGTAAGACAACAGGATTTACTCAGGCTGCAAATGAGCTCAAGATAGGATGCAGGATTGAGGAGGGAAGTTCGCTCGACCCGTCAGACGTAAGGGGAGTTCTTGTTCCCAACCTCAAAGAGAAGACATCATTCTACACGACGCCTGCTATCCTGCCGAATAAGGAGGAGGGGCCAAAAGGACTGCTCGTTATCGACGAACTCGGCGGGTGTATGGCAGCCACACAGAAAGCTCTCCAGTCTCTGTTCGACCTAAGGAGAATAGGAGTTCATGGACTTATGGAAGGATGGCTTCCTGTAGCAACCGGTAATTATGCAACAGATGATGCGGGTGCTTTTAATCTCCTGACTACTTTTCAGGACAGGGGGGTAATACTCAACGTAAAGCCGAACTTCAACGTATGGAAGGAGGACTTCGCTCTCCCAACTGGAATTCATGAGAATATTATTTCATATCTGGATTTCAAGACGGCAGCTTTCTACACATTCAACGACAGGAAAACCGGTTCTCCTAAGGGTAAGGGCTTCGCATCGCCAAGGACTTATACTATGGCTTCAAGGTTTCTGAAGCTTAACCTGGCAGAGAACATCCTCAGGCCGATACTGATCGGTCTTCTCGGTGAGGGCGTAGCAAGGGAGTTGATGGGCTTTTGTGAGATCAGTCACAAGCTGCCAGCAATAGAGGATATATACAGAGGAAAGACAAATGCAGTCCCTGAGGATCCGGCAGCACTGTATGCTTTGAGCGGTTCATTGGTTGCCTTCCTGAGAGGTTTGCCTGACGATCTGGCTATGAACGTGGCACTGGAAAGGCTCATGGAATATACAAGGAAACTTCCTCGTGAGTTCGCCTGTCTTACCATGAAGGATGCCCAGCATTTAGTTGGCGATAAGCTGAAGAAATGTAAGGGCTGGGTAGGTTGGGCTAAAGACTACAAAGATCTCATACTGGCACTATAAGGAGTCCGTCATGAATGAAATGATTGATTTAGAGAGTCTGGATTCAGTAGAGAATAAGATAAGCAGGGCAAAAGTACAGATCATGTTCAACCATATGTTTCTGTCTTGTCTCGTTGCTAGGCTGGAATGGGTAGAGGACGAGTCGGTAAAGGTTATGGGGGCCCCGACTATGTGTGTGTCAGTTAAGCAGCTTAGATATCATCCTGAGTTCGTTGAGAAAACAGGCCATGACGAGCTTATGGGAGTGGTGGCGCACGAACTCCTTCACGTAATATTTCAGCACGTCCTTGAGTGGAGGAATCCTAAGGGAAAGATAGTTCCCATATGGACAATGGCTCAGGAGCATGTAGTGAATGATGCCGTGATAAACATGTTCGGATTGTCTCTGCCTGACGGTATTATCTACGATGAGGAAGCAAAAGGAATGTATACGGAGGAAGCCTATCAGTTCTTCCTGAAAAAGTTTCCGCAGATAAACGACAGTCACTCCAAGATATTTGAAATGATGCTCGCTGGCGGCGGTGAAGATGAGGGAGATGAGGGAGAGGGATCAAGCAAAGTCGGCAGCGGTGAAGGTGACAAGGAGGAAGATGGGGAGGGGGAGAGCCCCGGAGGTGATATAGAATCTCTGCTTGAGGATATAGCCAGCAAGGTTATGGACAGTCACAAATCGAGTGAAGGCCCCATGACTGAAGAGGAAGAGACTATACTGAAAGGCAGGATAAAGGACATGGTTACTGAGGCTGCAACTGCAGCAAAGATGGCAGGTAAAATGCCGGCAGGCCTCGAGAGATTGGTTGGCGAGATAATCGATCCAAAGATTCCATGGCAACATCATTTAGCAAATCTTACGAGCGGTTGGGCTAGAGATGATTACAGCTACAGAAGACCCAGCAGGAAGTACATCTATCAAGGTATAGTTATGCCTTCCCTCAGGAGCGAATTACTCGAGGTGGCCATCGGTATAGACACTAGCGGTAGCATAGGGAAGGATGAAATGACCGAGTTTATTTCCGAAATATTGGGGATAATGAATGCCTTTCAAAGCTACAGATTACATGTCTTTGGTTGCGATCATGCTGTTCATGGATATGAGATTATTGAGCCTGGGCAAAGTTATGATTTGACTGATGTGCTGAGTGGCGGGGGCGGTACTTCTTTTGTTCCAGTCTTGAAAAGAATAGAAGAGGAGGGCTTGAATCCAGAGGCTCTCATCTATTTCACTGATTGCTATGGAGACTTCGGCACAGCTCCTAATTATTCCGTACTATGGCTCATCAAAGGATCATTCACTGGCGTACCTTACGGGAAAGAAATACACATGGATTAAGGAGGAGGTATGTCGGCGAAAATAGATCTGACTGGCAAAAGATTTGGAAGGCTGATAGTTGAAAGTATCGCCCCTAAAGACAGGCACGGAAACATCTGCTGGAAAGTTAAATGTGATTGCGGAAACACAAAGTCTGTCAACAGCTCTGTGTTGTTGAAGGGCACAACAAGATCATGTGGCTGCCTAAACCAGGAGCTCAGGTCTGCACGACTTCTATCACATGGCATGACAAATACTCCCACATATCGATCTTGGCAGGCAATGAAATCGAGGTGCTCTAATCCTAACGATGAAAGCTATGCTAGATACGGCGGGAGGAGAATATCTGTCTGCGATAGATGGCTAGGCGAGAATGGATTCAAAAACTTCTACAAAGATATGGGAGTACGCCCCAAAGAACTTACGTTGGAGCGAATAAATAACGACGGTAATTATGAGCCATCGAATTGCAAGTGGGCAACTCGCAAGGAGCAGAATAGAAACACAAGAACAAATAGGATATTGGAGTACGGTGGAAGGAGGCAATCATTGTCGGCTTGGGCAGAAGAATATGGCTTAAATGCCTCTTTGTTGAGTGAAAGACTCAGGAACAGATGGACTATTAAAAAGGCATTAAACACGCCAGTAGGGCCTCAGGGAGTAAAGAAATTAAGATAGGTCTATGGTTTGCCCTGCCGTATCGGCGGGGAGAGAGATAAGTAAGTATGGACTAGGTATCACTGTGGTTCAAAGCTATCTAAAATTCGTGGGCATTAAAGCCCGGAGAGGAGGAAAATATCGGACGCCCGAAATAAGTTCATCTATGGTCGAATGCGGGGCGCTGTTCCGGTGCCTCTGATGGAAAGCACATAAGGACTAAGGCCGTTGCACTAGGCTTGAATTCCTTACACCCGAGGAATTCAAACGCTCTCGCGGAGAAGAGTCCCATGGCATAGATGGAAAGGGAGCTGTGGTAATTAACCAAGGCACATAGATGCCGGGAAGGAGAAGATCATGAAGGACGAGATGTACACTAGGTGGCCAATTAAAAAGAGGAGGGGAGGTGTCAGGTGGATAGAGTCTCCGAATGATGACCTAAAGGCAAGACAGAGAGAGTCTATTGATAAGTTGGAAGAGAAACTGCAGGTATCGCCATTCACACATGGCTTTGCAAGATATAAAAATATCGCAACTATGGCAATGTCACATGTGGGGAAAGAGTATGTAGGCTCGATTGACATTGCGGATTACTTCCCGAGCATTTCGCTGGAGAAGTTTCTCGATAAGGTCAAGACTGTACCGAAAGAGGAGCTGTGGGATCACTTCCATGATTTCTGTGATGGCAAGGGTAACAGATTGCCTCAGGGAGCTCCGGGTTCCCCGCTCATATCCAATGCTTATCTGTTCCGGCTAGACTGGAGGATGGCATGGCAGTGTCACGAGAGAGGATGCGATTTCACGAGATATGCAGATGATCTCACGATATCAGGGCCGAACAGGGATGATGTTGTTGTCCTGCTCAAGATAGCCAGTGAGTTGATGAGAGTATACTATGGGCTCAAGACCAACAAGAAGAAGACTAAGATTGTTCATAGGTCTCGAAGAATGTTGGTTTGTGGCGTAGTAGTAAACGAGCGCCTCAACCTTAAAAGGGAAGACAGGAAACGACTAAGGGCCATCAAGCATCAAGAGATGTTGAAAAATGGCAAGCTATCCTTGGAAACTAAGGGCAAGGTTGCTTTCGAGGCGATGATACGAGAGAACACAAAAACAACTCACTCCTCCAGGGAAATAATAGACTCAGTTAAAGTCACGAAGGAAATGGCGGCTGTAAAATGAGAGATTTAACTGGCCTTAAATTTGGAAGATGGATAGTGATGAGTCTTGATCGCACCGATAAGTACGGCAAGTCTTTCTGGAATGTGAGATGCCAATGTGGCAATGGACGGAAGGTGAGAAACGACACTCTGTTAAAAGGAGAGTCTAGTTCATGCGGATGCTTTAGGACGGTGCTGTATCGGTATCGTTGAGTCATGTTGTATAGTGACTATCAACCTGGCTTGCCGCAGCTACGCATCTGGCTGCACTAGGTTTTTGAACGTGTCATCGCATCAGTCTGAGGTGCCAGCCGAACTCGATGACACATAGCCATAGTTTAAATAAAATAGTTTGCTGTAGGTCCGATGTAGCTGCTGATTCGGCAGTCTTGAGTTAGGTTGATATCGTCTGGGTGTTTTACCACAGACTGGTAAAAGCTACAGCATTAAATGAATTACCTTATGGTCAAGTAGTATTAGGTGCTGCTATCGGCACTGAAGAGAGTTGTTGTTCTGGACTAACAACCGGGCTTCACTAACTTTGTTACGATTACCCGGTTTCCAGAGCGCCCAGTCTTACTAGCCTTGCTACGACAACTGGGCTGAACATCTCACGGTTAGCGATCGAGGCGAAAGAGAATGAACGCCTTTGCTCTGCGCTTATAATTCTCTTTCGAATCTCGCACTAAACTTAGAGATGATAGCATAAGGTTTATAATTGCTCCATAGAGCAGAAAGGAGAGGTGATATGAACTACGAAAAAGATGTGGTGAGCTTCACGAAGGACAAGCTCGATAGGTTCAAGAAAGTATATGATGAGAACAAGGGGAAGGGTAAGCTCACTGCCTTCGAGTTCGAAGAGAGAAAGTATGTGGTCGGCTACGCTAAATATCTGATCGAGTACCTCGAGGAAAGGTTTAAGGATGAAAGAAGTCTGCAGAGATAAGAATTTAATAGGCCCGAAGATAGAGTCCAATTCTATCTGGTGTCCTACGTGTAGAGTGAGGCTCAGTCATGTATCCGGACCAACACAGATCCCAAAGAAGAAGCATGAGATTATAGTGCAGGAGTGCTTCGGTTGCGGTATGGAGCTGGAGATTACCTTCTACCCGGAGTTCAGCGCATTCAAAAGAGAGATAGGGAGGGCTTAAATGAAGATCATAATAGCAGTGTTTTTCGTCTTTGGTTTCTTGGCCTGCGATGTTGAGGCCAGAGATAAGTGGACTAAAGAAGACACCGTAAGGCAGTTAATATTTACAGGGCTCATGGCGACAGACTGGAGGCAGACGCGATATATAGCTAATGACCGCCAATATTCCGAAAGGAACCCAACGCTAGGGGCTAAACCTACTACCAGAAAAGTCGATGCTTATTTTGCTGCCAGCACAGTCTTGCACGCTGTAGCGGGGTATTACCTGCCGGCTAGACTAAGAAGCTTGTGGCAATATAGCGGGATAGTAGTGGAGTACAGTTGTGTGCTTAATAATTTTGCCATAGGGGTAAGGGTTGATTTTAATTAAGGAAGGGGTTATGGATAATATTAGAATATCGAAGCATGCTGTAGATCAGTTTAATGCAAGGACAAAGGCGATGGGCGGTGGAGTTCCAAAGGATCCCATGACAGTAATACTCAAGCTACTATCTAGGGCAGTGATAGAGAATATGGCCGCTGGTCACAAGATAAATCGTCTTATAAAGCATGGATACAGGGATGCTAAGTATTACGTGAGTGAGGGTTGGAGGTTTGTTGCGATAGACAAGACCGTCATAACTATAGAAAGACAAAATCCTGCCCAGAATTAGGAGGGACCATGAAGGCTGTACTGTTATTTATATATGTGGATATAGTCATACTGACAATCATACAGCATCCCGATAAGTGGCTGGCCATACTGATAGGATCAAGTGCATGGCTGGGCATAGTCTGGACTGCCCTGTGGTGTCTCGGTGGGTTGATGAAGGGAGTAGACTGATAAGTTAGACAGATCAACATAGCGCTTGAGGCAAGGGGAACGAGCGTAGCGAGTTTCCTACTTGAGCGAATTGGTTAGCCTGTTTTCAAAAGGAGAAATAATGAAAAAAATAGTCGCAATAGTATTTCAGGATGGTAAGCCATTTTCAGTAGTTACTGACGACAGTTGGATATTCGACGTCGAACTTTGTAAAGCCGAGGACACTCTGTATTACCATGCCACCGGGAATTACGGGATTGATGGCAACTCAGTTTTTTTGGAGGGTGGCCGCACAAATGATTACTGGCTGGCAAAGCGGTTTCAGCCAAAAGTTAACCCTGGCGAGGGTATGGGTAACAGATTAGAGCATGTAAATCCGAGATGGCTTTGGGGCCTAGAGTCATGGGGCTGCGAGTCTGACACGGTGTACTGTAGTATCTGTGCCGACCATATCCCCACCGACGACGTAGGTGAAGATGTTTGTGACCACATCCGCTGGGATGCAGAGGCGGGCTGGTGGGCTGGCGAAGGGTATGAAGGCTAACACATGATCGCATAGCGCATCATCTGGTTATGTTGATCTATCGGATAGAAATAAAGGAGTTTAGCATGCTGAAAATACCACAGGAAATAAAAGATTTAATTGGGAGGATGATATGACACCAGAGCAGAAAAAGGAAATTGATGATATGGATTACGTGAGCATGCTTTCTCTTTGGAGGAATGCACCTTCGGGACATCCGATGTTTCAGGGTGATACCGGAGATTATTATGCCAAGGTTATGGCAGAAAAACGTAGGAAGGTAGGCAGCGCAGCTCATGTAGCGGCAAGTAAAAGCATTGGATGGGAGGGAGGTAAGCGATGAATCAGTGGGCGATAATGGATGACAAGGGAGTCATAGAGCAGGGTGAAGAGCTGGAGATATGTTATAAATTTCAGAACGCAAGCACAGAAATAAAAGAGTGGAACGGGGACTTAGTTCTCGTAGAGATCCACGACAGGAGGAGGTAATTGTGATGTATCTAATATGGAGTTACGAGCACGATGCATGGTGGAATCCAGCCTACCGTGTCTACACGAAGGATATCTCTGAGGCCGGCAGATATGATGAGATAGAGGCCAGGGGTATATGTAAACAGGCAAACTCTTTCGGTGACATAAACGAGAAGATGATATCAGAGGATGCAGCCAAGTGGTATGGGAGCTGGTACTACTACCTGCATACGAATGGTGATGTGATAGGAAAGAATCCTACCGTTGTAGATTCCGACCCTGAGTACCTCAACTCTTCTTTCGTCAAGAAGTATTGGCTCATCACAAATATAAGTGAGCTGATAGCTATGCTGACAGAGCTGAAGAAGCTTGGGGTTAAGCCTGATCGGATTTCCGATATCGAGAAACATAACGGAATAATTGGATAGGTGGCATCATGGAATCAAACAAGAAGATACAGGTAGATCAGTCAACAGCGGTAGTCATGGCTGGCATAAATATTCTGTCTGAGAAGCTCAATGTAATAGACAAAAAGGTAACAGCTAAAATTCCTGAGTGGAATACCTCCGAGGCTGTAATAGTTTTCCGGAACCATCTCGAGAAGAAGCACAAGAAGCCGAGGAACTTCAAGCATATCCTTGAGTTGTTCAGTCAGGAGTTTGGAGGCAGGAATATAGCCGTGATCAATGCAATCGAGATAGAAGAGTTCCTTTCGAGTAACTGGGGAGATAGTAAGAACTCTACCAAGAACGCCAGGCTTACCCAGGTCTCCATGCTTTTCAGCTTTGCGATTAAGGAGATGCAGAGGATGGGTAAACCAAGGTTTCATAATCCATGTGACCTCATAGACAAGGCCAAGCATGTGGCACCCAAAGAGAATGTATATATCGAGCCAGGCTTGATGGTTAAGTTCCTCGGGTCATTCGATAAGGCACATCACTGGCTCTGGGTAGCGATAGGACTGAGTGCCGGCTTAAGGATAAGTGAGATATTAAACCTAAGGCCGATGGATGTAGATGGCAGGATCCTCACACTGCTAAACACTAAGGGTGGCAGAGAGCGAGAATATGCCGTTATACCGGTCGAAGTCTCCGAGAGGCTACAGAGGTATATCTATTCCCTAGAAGTCCAGGGAGAGGATATGATCTGGGCCAGCACGAATGTAAATACTCCATACAAGGTATTCAAAAAGCATGGAGATAGGCTTGGTCTTAATATCGGAACTCATTCATTGAGGAAATGGTGCGCTACTACATATGATCGGGCAGGCGATACCGGAATGGTTCGATACGTTCTTCGACATGCATCCGGAAAGGGCATGACTTCTCTGGAATCTCGATATATAGCTCCTTACGACAATGCTACAGCATGTAGCGTTCAAGATAAAATCACAGTCCCATTATTATTTGAAGACCATTATAGATGGGGGTCATTATGAGTATATATAATCTACATGTTATTCGAGACATTCTTATTTGTCCCGTGTGTGGCAATGACAATATTGATTTTAACTTTAACTACCAGGCACAGGAGCATAGTCGTGTTATTTGCCGTGAGTGTGGCACAAGGTTTTGGCTAAACTTCTACGTTCTCGAGACTAGCATCTCACAAAGGGAACTGTTGGCTCGTCCGGGAATAACAAACAGGGCTCCGGAAAAGGAAGTTGTTAAGATAGGCTGCGGCACCAGATATGGCCCGTGTGTGACAATCAAACGAAGTGGCGTCGAGTGGACGGAACACAAGAGTATAAATATTAGAAAGGGCATTAAATCAGCTAATATAGCTATAAGAATGCAGGCTAGGCTTGACGCTTATCTTCTTGCCGAAGCTATGAAGAAGGCAGATGGGGCTGGGCTATGATGTCCGCCAAAGAAATATTCTCAACCTTATTGATTTGTCCTGCTTGTGGATCTGGTAAGTTTGGTGAACTAAAAATTGGCCGTGACGAATGCTATGCATGTGACCGGTGCAAGAATACATTCAGTTATGATTACTTAACGAGGGCCGTCATGATAAGAACGGGCAGAGAAGAACGGTTGATGATAATGATAACAAAGGGATTAGGACCACTAGGCTGGTCAAGGCTTGGTGGTTCAGCCATTATTCGTGGTGGTGATCTTAGAGATATCAATGATCGAATAAACATTAGGTGGGGTGCGTATCTGGTAACCGAAGCTATGAAGAAGGCGGGGTAACATTATGAATAATCCAGCTCTAAAACCCAAAGCTGTGCCAGCTTTTCATGGTGCCCTTCTATGTCCTGAGTGTGGGAATGATGCTTACTTTAGCGAGAAGTTTGCCGCCAATGCATTCAATCTCATATGCTCTCAATGTTCGCTTAACATGCAGTTGATGTGCTATGAAAATATAACGAGAGCATCTGTAGTTGCTAAGGGGATTATGAAGTGGTCTATAGCTTTTCATGATAAACAAAGATATCCTCGGTGGATTTTTAGAGGCAGTCCCAAGACTTATCAATACGATAAGGACTTGTTGCGTGAAGTCAATAATAGGATTACTGCTGAGCTATGGCCAGCCTATTTAGTATCTAAGGCTATGGAGGATGCATCATGAACATAAAAGAATTCAATCCATTCGAAGATGTGCTGGTCTGTCCTGAGTGTGGAAAGGACGACTTCTCAGTTCTTAATGTTTCAAGAACTGAGAAGTCTATATATACAGCGGCATGTGCTCATTGTAAGATGCGGTTCCTGGCAGAAAGCTATACCGAATGGCCCAACGATTTTGAGGTCTCTCGTAGGGTAAGGGCGAGAGGGGTCAAAGTAAATTCAAATGACGATAGTTGGGGCATACTATTCTGTGAAGGCAAGGAGCCTGAGTGGAGATGGATGAGAGGAGGACAGCCCCCTAAAACCAGAAAGGCGTCGATGGCAAACAAAGAGATTCAAGAGCGATGGATTGCTCATTTAGTAGCAGAAAAAATGATGGAGAGCCAATAGAGAGGAGGTGAATATAGAAATGGCAGAGCATGAATATATAGAGAAGGTTGAGACAGAGCACACAGGCGGCGGAGTTATGGTCGACTATGTGCACCTGAAGTCTGGTCAGGTACTTGGAGTATCAGACGAGTGTGTGGTGTTATATGAAGATGAAGACGCCGTGCATGAAGGAGAGCGTAGCGGACAAAAGATCGAGTTGGAGTGACTATGACAGAGATCTCTCGCCAGAGGAAGTGGCAACTTAAAAAACTACAAGAAGATAATTGTGTAAGTTGCGGGCATCCTCTAAATAAATACAAGCAGTTTTGCGATGATTGTAGCGCGAAGAAGAGGCGCTATTACTGGAAGAACAAGAAGAGGCTAGAAGATCTTGTCCTGAGGCATGGAGAGCAGAATCGCAAATGGATAGTAGATGCTTTAGCCTGGGCGAGGATAGAAGTCAAAGAAGGCAGGCTCAAGAGAGGCTTCGATAAGGAGTTATTTGTTGAAGAGACACTAGGTAGAGGAAGGAGGCCATATGAACGATCTTATTAGGGATGTAGGCTCGTGGATATTTATAGCTGTCAACTTGACCATAGCCGTAATATGTGCCAGGTTTGCGATCGGAAATCATTTAAAAAAGAAAGCGAGGAAAAATCATGGAGAACAATAAAGTTGGTAATGTATTTGAAAAGGGTGTGCTTGTGAACTTAACATCGAGTGTGTGGGGTGGTAAGAGAAAGATACCATCCTCTTACTTAAATAGGCAGGACGCTGATCCTGACTTCATCACGGCGCATAAGCTTCTTGTAGACAAGGAGAGCATCGAACCTATAGAGAAGGCCAGAGGTGCGGCAAGGAGTTGGCTTCAGAACAGGAGCCTTCCCTTCCCTATCAAAGGAGTACTGTTCGTGCCGAAGGATATCATCGATCGCGTTGATGAAAAACTTCAGGGTTTTCAGGACGACTTCTATGAGAAGGTGAATGAATTCCTGGAGAAGTACGATGCTATAAAAATACAGTCCAAGGAAAAGCTGGGAGAGCTCTACAATCCTTCTGACTATCCAGACGACGTGAACTCGAGATTTAATTTCTCGTGGAACTTCTTCATCATGGATTCTCCGGACAACTTAAGCGCTATCTCGCCGGCATTGTATGCCAGAGAGAATCATAAGTTCCAGGTTGCCATGAAAAGCTTTGAGGAGACAGCCATGGCCACGCTGAGGGATAACTTCGGTAAGATGATAGGTAACATGGCAGAGAAGATGACTGGGACCGGCAAGAACGGCAAGTGTAAAGTCTTCCGTGATTCCCTTATAGGTAATATCAGGGAATTCATCGATGAATTCGGGTACCTCAATGTGGTGGCTGAGGACACAAAGCTCGAGAGGCTCGTCGGTATAGCCAAGGCAGCTATAGAGGGCGTCTCTGCCCAGGACTTAAGGGACAACAAGATACTAAGAGATGGCCTCTCTGTCAGCATGGGAGAGATACTCGAGGAGCTGGAGAAGGAGGACTCGTGAACTGGACAGGCGTGTTAATAGTATGGGGGTTGGTGGGCATCATACTAACTCCCATGCTGCCCAGGCCAGGCACTCGACTGCAGGCCACTCTTCTGCTTATCATTAGCGGGCCGGCAGGCTGGTATTTCTTTATCAAGATGACCATACAGCTGTACCTATATGACAGAACTTACTGAGGATTCAGCATGCAGAAAAAGGAGGAGGATTAAGATGCTATATTTTATTGCGGTATGCTCTCTTGTTGGAGCAAATGTCTGGTACTATCTTGGCGACACTGTTAGCGGTTCTATTTTTGTAGCAACCACCTTTATAGTGATGGCCATAAAAAACATACCACGTTAATTGTCATGCAGAAAAAGAAGAGAACGGTAATCTGTGACTACTGTAAAGAGAAGACTATCCTAGTGCCTGACACTAAGGTATACGGAAGGTCTTATGGAGGCAAGCTATGGATATGCGTTCCTTGTGATGCCTGGGTGGGGTGTCACAAGGGCAGTAAGGACCATGCTCCGCTTGGAAGGCTGGCCAATGATGAGCTGAGAAGGTGGAAAATAAGGGCTCACGCTGCATTCGACCCTTTATGGAAGGCCAAAATAAGGATAGATAAGTGTTCGCAGTCTGAGGCAAGGAAGGCCGGCTATGTGTGGCTGGCTAATGAATTGGGTATAGAGCTCAAGAAGTGTCACATAGGATATATGGACGTAGCTATGTGCGAGAAGGTGGTTAAGCTGTGTAAGTCGATCGGAAAGGAACAATAAAAATTTAGGAAAGGAGGAGATTATGTCAAGCACATTTAAGCCGGAAGGCGAGTTCGGGTATTCTACAAGATGGTTGTTCTTCATAGTATTTTGCATCATAGTGCTATCTATCGTTGGGTACTTAGGTATGTATACCAACGTATTTGTAGAGAGAAAAGTCTTTGAGCAGAGCTACCAATATAAGGCTGGCATGGAGCAGCAGTCGGCAGTGTGGCAGGCGTCTATTGCTGAGATAGATCGGAAGATCACGGATCCTAATCTGACAGCTACCGAGAGAAACAATCTCGAAGCTCAGAGGTCGGCACTTAACATTCAACTTAACGCAATAATAAGGAGGTAGGATTTTGAAAAGATTTATGATGGTAGTATTGCTACTGGTATCCGCAGTTTTCATGATGGGTATATCTTCTTGCGATACTCAGGAGGATAAGGACAATAAGGCAGTGTCAATGCAGCAATCTCAGTATGCCAAAGCCCAACCTGTACCTGTATTCAACTGGTCTCTTGAGCGTCACCTGATAGCCCAGCTCTACCAGATCAGGAATATGAAAGCAGCAACTCATTCGGTATGGCGGTCTGACAGGGGTATGATTGAAGGGGATTGTCCGAGTATAGGCTTTGGGCTTCCCTATGACACCAGCCTGACAAATCCACTTCAAGGAGTGCATGTATCCGGCCAAGGCGGAGTTGCCGCTATAGAACAGGCTGAACCGAATGGTATATTCGCCAGCAAGAATACTGCTGCTACGTGGGTGATGTGTACAGGGGCTGCGGGGATAATTGAACCTGTATATGTAGAGGCAAGGGTTACCGCCTATCCGTATCCGGTAAAGGTCAGCTACGGGACGAATCGGGTGACCAAGGCCGGTAAAAGTACTGTTAAATTAAGAACCTCAAAATAAATCTTTAGCCTGCCCTTGAATTATCGAGGGCAGCACTAAGGATTTATTAAAGAAAGGAGGTTGCTATGAAGCAGCAGATAATTTGCCCTGAATGCAAGGATAAAAACCGGAAAATGTTCAAGACAGATACTCCATACCATGGCGAGTATGTGAAGTTTATCTCGGGACATGCATTAAGAGACTTTGTGTGTGATCACTGTGCGACAGAAATAGAGGCAGGCACTGAATGCTGCGCTTTCTCGATATGGGCTGATCACGGCAGACATCCTTACTATCCTTGGGAGCATGAATTTATAGAGTTTATAGACGAGGAGAGTCTTAAGGTAGCAAATGAAGTCAATGATGTTATGGCAAAGTTAGATAATAAAAAGGAGTATACCGATGGATAGAGATTATTACAAGATACTTGGGATAAAGAAGGGTGCCACGCGAGATCAGGTCAGGAGAGCTTATAGAGTCCTCTCTAAGAACCATCACCCTGACGTCAATGGTGGCGACAGTGATGAGTTCCTTAAGATAAAGAAGGCTCACGACGTACTGCTTGATCAAAAGGGCCGTAAGTTTTACGATACTTATGGATGTGAGGAGGGAGGCGAGAAGTTCAAGAATGTAGTAGCGACATTCAGAAATATCATTAAGTCTCTTATGAAAAAATACAGACCGGAAGAGCTCCCTTATCAGATCGAAAAAACAATAGTGTCGACCATAAGCAAGTATGAGAGTGATATCAGGAGAGCAGAGGAGGGCATCGCGGGACTGGAGATGACATTAACCAAACTAAGAAAGGGCAGTGCCAACAAGGACCTTCTTAAGTTGGCCACTGAGACACTCATCGATGATAACAAGGCGGCTATAGCGGCAAGCAACAATCACCTCGATATCCTTAATACCATGAAGAAGATAGTCGAGGGGTATGACATCCAATATCCGGAAGCTTCTCGGCATAATACTTGGAACCTGTCGTCAACGACTGGGACAATGTAGTAGGAGTTGGCATGGCTAACTACTGGGAAGATATAGAGCACTCATTCAAGGCCCAGATATGTGAAGACGATGAGTTTGCCAAGAAGATTTATGCTGCATGCACCAATATAGAATGGAAACACAACGATGGGTCAGTGGGAGGAGAGTCTTTCAGGGCGGCCGCAGCTATCATTGCTATGATTAGAGAGAAGGGGGAAAACTACATGGATTGGTACTGTTGTAGCCCTGAAGGAGTTGTAGATTGGGAAATAGAGGTAATCATGGCGATGATGGGGTGGACTTTCGACAAGATGAAGTGAAGGGTAACAAGGAAGAGTGAAGGGGGCTGATGGATACCATAATGTTCTGGCTCCATGCAGCCCCTTCTATTGTTTTGTTTTTCTGCTTGCTGAAATTACTGAGGAAGGACAAAAAACCGTGAGCGCCTTGCCCGGGTAAGGAATAAACTTCACTTCTCCTCGAGGCAAGTCTCAGCCTTCTCCATGATATAATCAATATAGTTTTTATCGTAGCAAGCGAGGTCACCATCGTAAGGGTGAGGCTTAGGCTCACTGTTGTCAAGTTGAACAACGTCATCAAAGAAACAGTTATCGGCCTCTTCGATAATGAAGCCGATATATTCCTTGTCATAACACACCACGTTACTGTTGGCGGGAAATAGAGCAGACTTCCTACTTTCTGGAACTACGCCTTTTCCTCCGAAGCAACCTATCATAGATACTAGACACACGCACATCAACATCATCCTGATTATCTTCAATATCTGCAAGCTCCTCTCTTCTCTTTTCTCGATCCTTAACCCTGGCCCTCTGCCTACCCTCGGGTGTATCCTTTGATTTAATAAGATAAGTGACAAGCCCCAGGATACTCGCGATGATAGTAAATATGCTACCCATTGCGGCTTAACCACCAATTACGAGCGAGGGATAATCCTTTGTCGGCCACATGGACTACGCCTGCATTAGCCGCGACATAGGCCTGCCAATTCTCGGCTGTTATTTTTACTTCCTGAAAGTAGGCCAGTAGACCCAAGACAGCGCTTACAGCCACAGTCTCTCCCATGCATTTTATATCAAATGTCTCACCTTTCTTCTGCTTGGACAGGAAGGACCATAACCCTATGCTTATGCCGGTTGTAACAGAAAGTGCTACCGCCTTTACCAATACCATCAATACTTCCATTTCCATCTTATTCCTCCTTTAGTTTATTGTTTATTTTTTTAAATTTTAATCTAAAGCTCCTTCTTCCTCGTTGCGATAATCAACCATGCCTTTAGTTAACAGCCTGGCTATGAGAAAGGGTGCTGCCGGAGAACTCAAGACCCCTATCTCTTTAGTGTTGTCCAGGAAGCCCATCTCTATGAGGGCACATGGCATTTGATATTTTAACTGCCTTAGAACAAAAAAGTTATCCGTTCTCTTTACCCCTCTGTGTTTATGGTTAGGGATGATGGCGTCTATGCAGGGGACGAGAACATTGGCCAGCTTATCAGAACCTATACTGTACTCAGGCACCCATATCTCCTCACCCTTAGCTTCCGGGTCCCCATCATTATCTTCGTCTGGGTCGGCATTGGTATGTAGAGAGAGGAAGGCATCGCCTTTGTTTTCCATAGCGATGTCAGCTCTACTACTGAGGCTGACGTAGTAATCAAAATCTCTGGTCAGCACAACATCAAAGTTATTAGACTCGAGGAGGGCCTTTGTGGCGTAGGCCACCAACATCGTGATGTCCTTCTCTCTTATGCCTTTGAATTTTGCCCCAAAAGCTTTCCCTCCGTGCCCGGGGTCAAGTATTATTTTTATCTTCTCACCAGTCAACATATAATTCTACACCTCCTTCAAGTTCTCTATCGTAACCATACCTCTTGCTCCTGGAATGGTACAACCTAACACCTTTCCACGGCACAATCACCTTAAATTCGTTCCTGTAATCCCCGGACTCTTTAGGTATAATGTTGTGCTGGTAAGTATATTTTAAACTGTACTCGCCATGGACAGCCTTGACTCTATATGATCCTAAGCCTACGCTTTCTGTGCCTACCTTAGCATTGTGTACAAGGTAAGTGCTGAGGGTCCATATGCTCGTCAATTTATAGGACGGGCCTACACCCAGCTCATTCTCCTTTATGTCCCTGATATTATCAAAGGACGCCTTGTCGTAAAAGCCCATAGACAACTTCTCGTTTATCTCATGAGAAGACTTTATGAGGAGGCTACCTTTGTCGCCGCACACAACACCCATAGATCTACAGAAAGAGTACTCTGCCAAAAAGCTCAGGTGTTCTACTTTGTCCTTGGCCTTGATCTTAATGGCATTAGCGGCTGTGCTGCCATTGAGTATGGAGGATAGATCGACGGAAAGCTCTCCGGAAAAGGATGTGGCGGGTAGTATTAGTGCGATGAATATAGCGAGGCATCTAATCATCTCAAAGCCCACACAATAGATGACAACCCAGCGCCTAAGACACCCGAGAATATAACCATCAGTACTGCAAACATTTTGCTTATACCCTCATTTTTTAAGCTATCAAACTTATCAGTTACCTCTTTGGTGTGGTCCCGCATCATGCCGTAAAGAACGTCAATGTCTTTCCTATTGGTTCCTTCCTTCTCTTTTATGTGAGCTATGTCTTTTGCTATACCCTTCTGGTCGCCATACATTTCATAAAACTTTACCTGAGCCTCCTCAAGTTTAGTAACGTTGCCCTGTAAAACTTCTGTTGAGGAGGTAAGTTTTATGATGGCCTCATTCATGGGTTTTACCTCATCACTGATGATACCCTTTATTTTCTCATAGTCACACATAGTATAAGATTGCTCCTGTTTTATTTTTGTTTTATTAAAACAACTCTCTCCACGTCATCTGAGCAGCAATAGAATTCGCGCTGTTAGCACTGCTTCCCGCTATTGTCAGAATTTCTCACTCCATATAAGGCTAACTGAAGCATCTGTAGTGGAAGAACTAGCCTCTGCGCTGACAGTTAATGTTTCCCCTGGCTCTAAAACTATATTATAAGAAGATAAATCTAGCGTATCGCCATCACTTTTATTTGTAGCGATACTTAAAATAATTTCTCCACCACTTAAAGTTGTTCCCGCAACGTCATAACTTACTACACTTGTATTTGCATCAATATCGTTATAGCTTGGACTTCCCCCAAGTGTAGTATTTTTAACTAGCCGGACAATAGCCGGTTTTGTACCATCTACACCATAACTTATAGCTTTCAAAACAATTTCTACTCTATTGGTCTTAGTGACAAATAAAGATTTGTTTTGAATAGTTATTATATTCGTTTCGGTTGTCGTAACACTTGCCTTGCTATTTGAAATAGATTCAATGTTTCCAAGATCCACTTCCTTACCCTCAATACCTCCCATCATTGATGATGTTTGAAGCATTATATTGGTGTCGTTGGTAGTGTTTACTACTTCTGCATGAAGGGGGAGTGAGGGATTGAAAATAGAAGGATCAGTAAAAGCATTTGCATATTCGATAGTATGGACTTTAATAAACCTACCTGTAGAGGGCTGCTCTATCCAAAAAGTAATCGCACCAAAACCTAACCACTGATATCTTATCTGATATACATTCCCCTTAGTTATATCAATGAATGGTAGAGTCTCCGCCCCTACAGCTTTATCAGCACTCCACGATGTTTGAGCCGTCCAATTATCAACGTTATTTTGCCGTCTTAGAACTCCAAATGTATCTCCATTGCAGCCAAAGAAAAACCCATCGACAGCGTCCCCCACACCTATAATTTGATGCGAGCCATCAATACACGCAGTATATATAGTAGTATCCCTCACAACCGAACCTTGTCCTTGTCTGTATGTCAAAACACGCCTAGACCAAAGATATGCCTCAGAGGATGATGCCGCCATTGTCTGTAATACAGCTTTAGAATTTGATTGCGTTACGGTTCCGGAACCTACCGTAGAGGTGTTTACAAATGCGGTATTTATATTATAGGGAAAACCTATTTGCACCTTTGGGGTTATTTCACCTACCAGCAGCTCACCAAAAGCTGTTTTAGAAGGCACTATTTGATTTAAGGTATCTTCCGTCGCATAGTCAGTTGGTATAATATTACCGGCATAAGCGTTTATGTTTAAAATTAGAGAAAATATTATTATAGATAATGTTGCTTTCATGTCATTGTCTCCTTATCGACTTGCTTCGACATTAATGTTAAGATTACCAGATCTCGGCACAACTCTCAAATTACTAATAACAGGATCTTCGTCAGCAAACTTATAGTATGCTCCGCCTGGAATAGGTATGCCATTCATTGTGCTATTATTATCGAATGTGTAGTTTGGACTGGCATAGATAATAATACTTCCGTTATTTTTTATCCAACCTTTGTCGGCAGGTACGCCCATGTCCCTCAGAAAGTCAAACTCCAAAGTAGTAGTTGAAGTCACATTTTCATAGTGTTGTCTGATTATTGATCGATTTACCGAGCTATCAACAATATACCCGGTTACGTCCTTGGATTCAGCCATGGTTGTGAATAGAAGTGCGATCGCTATGGCCATAAATAATCCGCATGTTAATTTGTAGTCTGTCAGTTTCATTGAACCTCCTTTATTAGCGTACGTTATATTTCACTCAATCTTTTTGTAGATACCCCAGGTATTACCTTCGATGCCTCGATAAAATTCTCAACGGCAAACCGCACCGTTGCCCCCTGCACGATATCCCAATAAATTAAACCGGTGACAGAATCATATACTTCCGTTATGTCTACACCAGAATGGAGCTTCCCGTCTATATCGTAAGGTAGCTTGGTGATTACGGCATTAGCGCTTACTGTTGTAGGTTTCGTTACTCCATCTGGCAAAAAGAGATATTCATAGACTCTACAAACATCAGGGTCAGCTGGTGCCGATATAACCAACGGCGTTCCATAAAAAGGTGGTGTTGCGTCTGCTGTAACAACTAGGGTATCAGGCACAGTAAATATCACACCAGCTTTTCGGAATACCAGCTTGTAAGTCCCATCATCCAAACCCACTGTCCACTGTCCATTTGTGTCGGTTATAACTCCACCGAGAAATAAAGACTGATCACTATTGTAAATAGATATCGCTACATCAGCTATGGGGGTAGTAGTCGCTGTTTCATATAGTTGGAAAGTTATCGCTCTGTCTCCAGTTAACAATGGGTTAGCTGTCCAGTTATCCCTGATCGCCTCCAAGCTATCTGTGGTCTGGTCAAAAGCTCTGCTTATGTCTTTATTTCTCATTGTATCGAGGAGGCCTCTTATGGTTCCTGTGGCATAGCTTGAAGATGCCGGCACATAAACTTCTCCGGTAAACTCATGAACCTCAAAGTCTGATCCTACATATGTTCCGGTATTTTGGAAGTAAATCTCATACTCTTCAGAGGTTGAATCAATATGTGTGATATCAATACCATAAGCTCCGGCCTGATTGGTTGCGTCAATTTCAGCCATAGCAATGTCATTATACCCCGCCAGCCATGCTATCTTTGTATCATCCATCCACTCCCCGGTAGATCTTTTCTTGATGGACACGGTAGGCGTTTCACCTGTCACCCCTAGTCCGTTATCGGTTATGAAAAATCTCAGACTGACTGTATCTCCCATTCCGTGTTTAATATCCATTATTCAGTATCCCCTATTTTGGTAAGACTAAGGTTTGTTACAACACTGTATACTATGTCTCCGTCACAGTCAGAAGTATAGCGGAAATCGAGGCGGTCATCAATATTCAGATAGACGGGATAAACTACACCGGCTACTATTCTTGAGTTTTTTGATATTATCCGTATTTGGTCTAAAGAAATGGCAGGATCCTTAACCTGACCACTACTGATATGGGTAATCCTGACCTTTACCGGATTCCCCGCATCTATAAAAGTCCCCGAATGTGGAAAATGATATCTCCTGAAACTATCATAGTCATCACCAATATCCTTCATATCGTCAAATACGATAGTATCGGAAACAAAATCTATCCAGTCAGAAGTATTATAATCCCATGCACTCCATTTTTTATAATGAGTTGTAAAGTGGACATATTTACCCCATACCTCAAAAAATTCCGGAATTTGCTCTGTAGTAAAATCAAATGTATACACAAAGCCAGGTGCGGCATTTATTTCTGTGCCTATTAACCAATTGTGGTCTGCCTGGGCAAGCAGAGATACACCCCCAGTCAATACCCCCACTTGCCCAGTAGGATCAATACCAGATGGATATACAGGCCCGCTAAGCGGCATTATTACTAAACCTTTGTGGGCAGGTAATACGGTGGGACTACCTGCATCAGGAGTCCTGAATATTCCCATGTCTACTTGATGTCCAGCAGGGGCGAATATAACGGTCTTATATGCTAAGTCATACCATCCTGCTTTTTTAACAACAAGTTGTTTATTTGTGTCGTCATATTCCAAAAAGTCTGTGCCTGCGACTGAGTTGCCATCAGGTGTAACCCACTGATAATATGTCCCGGCAGTTATTATAGTTACAGGACTGCCTGTGGCATTGTATTCATACATCCCACCATATATTGGAGAGTGTTTTTCAAGTTCGCCCATCAGAGCACCGCCTTTATCTGTTTAAGACTATCAGTATTGGTATCAAAGCCTGTACCTTGTATCGCCGCAAGGGCGGAGGCAAGGGCAGCACCGGATCTATTCTCGATGGAAAATTCAGCTATTACTGCAACCACTGTCTGACCATCAACCGTTTCGTCTGGGGTCAAAACAACTTTATAATCAGAGCCAGTCGCCCAGAAGCCAATATCTCCTGTGTTGTTGGATGTATCTATATCTACGTGGTGAAGACCGATAATAGAATCAAAAGGGCTGGTCATTATAATTCCATTGGTGGTTGTTTTTTGGGCCGCATTTCCGTCTTTATATATTTTGAGATCGGCAGCCTCAAAAGCATCAGAGGGAGCTACTGCCCCCCCTCTGGAATCATTGGTAGTGAAATCAAGCCTTATTGTTTCATCTTCTACAAAATCACCCAGGTAATTCATATTATTAGTCCCCTTTGTGCAAGTCCGTTATTTATAAGTCCGCCGTTAACTATGGACATATTTGCTGCTGATACCAATTCAAATACTGCCCCATCATTCCAAAGTTCACCCATCTCACCCTCTACTAACTGACCAACTGAAATGCCCCCATCTGTGAGTTGCCTTGTAAAATAATTAGCCTCATCTAATTCACTTGGATAATATGTTCCATCATTAGTATTTCTACTAAACCATAAATCATGTGTATTGTGAGCAAGGCTTCCACCTCCGACACTTATTCTTAAATATCCATCTATATATAGCTTGTGGCTAGTCAAGCTATGACTACATGCTACCCAATGCCAACCCGTACTTCCTATTGCATAACTTGCATTATAAGCTGGCCAAGTTGATCCATTTCCTGCTTGAAAATAAAATTGGCTTCCAGTAGGATGAAAAAACGTGGCATACCCAGACTTGGAGGGAACATTGTGCTTCCCGATCACCGCTTGTAAAGTTATCAGGTTTGGTAAATATATCAATCCCACAAAAGTAAATTCATTCTGTTTGAAATCGATATGGTCTGCTACCGCACCAAAGTTATCTATACCGTCCCATCTTCCATTATGGGAACCCAGTCTTGGATATGAATCATCAAAGATGGCTCCAGTATTGGATATGGGATGATTCCCTTTTGCGTCGGCCCAGGTATTATTAAAACGCCAAATAGCCCTTGCATCGTTATATAGAACAGCTAAAGACATTATGCTTCCTCTATACCTCCATCTTCAATTTCATCTAAGCGGCCTGCATTTCTAAATCATTCAAAGCTTTATCATAAAATCGCAGATTTCGCAAGTGCCCGAAGAGATAATCTGCCGAACCGTTATTGCCTAGGGCGATGCTGGTGCCGCTCCCTGTTACAGAGGTTGCAGCCTGTTGCGCCTTTCTCGTACCATCCTGCCAGAGATTAAAATTCGTTTCGTTATGCACCATACCGAGGCGATATTTAGTTCTTCCTGAGAGCGCTGCAGATGTGGTGGAGTTGCTATTCCCATAGAAGACTGACCATTCACCTGAGCCTTCGTTTGCCCTGAGCCTCCTGTGGGTTTCACCCTCTATGCTTATAACAGTCTGGACATCAGCTGATCCCTGCTTGCCAAGCATGTCCACATCGATCAACCAAGTCTCGGGCTTGTTCGGCTCTATGATATTGTCTATGAAGGCGACGCTGTAATTATCGGCCGTCCTTGCGACAGTTGATGCCGTTGTCGGGATATAACTCGATGCAAAAGGAAGCTCCTCCATTTGCGCCCCCCATGCATAGATGCCAGATGAGCCATCGCCCTGATAACTAACTTCTTCATCCGCAGTCGCCATGTAAATCCAGAAGGTCACGACTCCTGATGACGATCCCATGTCTGGGACCTCTACAGCGCAGCGATAAAAACCGTTGGCAACAGGGGTCATTGATGCAGTAAATCCATCATCGACAGTACCTATCACGCCATTGGCAAGATCAAACCATGCGTCTGCGGTTGCAAAATCTTTGGTTCTTATTGTTAATCGTGCCCAGGCTCTTTCTCCTTGCTTTAAATACACTGACCCGGCCGCAGGCGCATTATCTGTTATGGCTGCCGGCAACTGATTAACATGATGCTTTCCATCGGAACCGTCTTCCACAATCTTCTCTGCCGTAGTTGTGTCATCAGGGGCGTCAGTGCTGTTTGTAACTGTGGAGCAACTCATTTTTGACCAAATCCCATTGTTGATTTCCTCAGAGTAGATCAGCTTATTCTCGCTGGGCCCCTCGATCAGGATCCCGATGCTATCGTCGACCATACGCTCGTAACGTGGCGTGTCGATAGCGGCAGACTTAACGAGACTATCCTGGGAGTCAATGTATGTGCCGGTTGTTGATCTGGTGAAGGTCTCTGAGCCTGATAGCCTCAAGGCATCAGCAGCACGGCGCATCGGTATGTGGACAAGGGGATCGGAGATGTTACCGATCATCCCGCTATATAGGGCCCCCATGTCAGTATCGATCTTATTGAAGGTTTGCTCTCTTAGAAAATCCATAGATCCGGCATCGCCCATATTGGGCAGGGCATAGCTTCGATTGACGCTGAAGTCTCTCTGAATTACATAACTCTGGCCACTAACAGTTGACCCTGCGTAATTGGATGACAGTGTGATCTGGGTATCGCTATCGACTGAGCCTACTACATATGTGGCGTCACCATCTATGCTGAGCTTGAGTATATCGCCGACAGATACATTGGCCAACCATAGAGTACCTGTCCCAGCAACAACAGCAGAACCATTTGTTACTGCGGCGACACCGTCCGTATATTGCATAGTGGGCATATCAATTCTCCTTCTTTTTTAGCTTCGCCATCTCTTCCTTTAGCTCCTCTATCTCCTTGTCCTTCTGTTCCATCTGGACTGTGGCATCTACGAATTTCTGGTTGAGTTCCAGCAACATCTCATCTCTTTCCGCTATAATGCTTGTCAACATCTGTTCTATCTGAAGTTCTTTAATATGCATCTCTCCTCCTTTTAAGCAGGCGCAAGCGTTGTTGCGGTTCCACTGGTTCCTACATATATCAATGCTCCGTTCTTTGTAGCCAATCTCCCATAAGTTCCACTTGTACCAGGTGTGCTGCTTTGAGACAACAATTCGATTATCCCTCCCCCTATCGCCCGGAGGGATATATTCCCATCACCGACAAGGCCTGGATTTCCTTTCCCAACTACACCTATACTATTTGTGCTTTCCCCATAAACACCATAGTTATCAGTACTCTTTCCCCCAACTCCGCGAGAAGAAGTACTGAGTCCATAAACACCAAAAGAACTTGTACTTTGGCCTAAGACTCCTGTGCCACTGGTGTTGTCTCCATAAACTCCAACTGTCCCGGCTCCATTGCCCAAGCCTTTAACTCCGCCGCTGGTGCCAGCCCCGGTGGTTTGGCCAACAACCCCATGGTTAGAACTGCTACTGGTACTGCCTACAATGCCATCATTTGAGATGCTTAGGGCGCTTATAGCTCGCGCGGAACCGCTTAGGGCACGAAGAGCAATTCTGGTGCTATTGGCAGTGCCGAAGTAGCCGATTATATTGTCTGGTCCCTCCGTCCTGATCCCTATTGAGACGAGCTCCTCAATAGCTCCATCACCCCTGTTGCCGTAAAATCTCTGCTCACTCAAGGCTTCATCCATCAGGATATTTTTTAAAGCAGGGATCACCGTTGAGTTGGTTGGATTGACCAGTAGCCCACTACAGCCTGTCAGCTGATCTCCCGATTTCCCAGTCCAACTAAAAGCATCCCTGTCATTTGTCGTTCCCAATACCCACCCACTACCTGAGGTAGGGAAATCAGAAACATCTTGAAGGGCAAGGGTGGACTGTGCTGCCGATATTGAGCTCGGGTTATAACTTCCTTTCGTATGGTACTTTAAAGACTTAAGAGTTCCAGCCTGAATATCATCAGCATTAAGAGCGCCTCTTATATTCAAGACTGACCCGTCCCAGCTCAGATAATTAGTAGCATCACCTATCTCAAACTTGGCCTTATTGCTATCACTGTCGTCTATGCCAAGTATAAATCCTGCAGTGCTATCACCAAAGGCTGTCTTACCAGCCTGTATTGCTACATCACCAGTGGCTTCAGTAATTGCAAGAGTGATAACCTGAGAAGTTATGGTGCCAGCAGTAAGTTTATCTACGGCAAGATCGTTTATCTTGGCATTGTTCACCGCAAGGTCTTCTATGTGGGCCGTCTGTACAGCCAGCTCTTGGATATAAGCCGATCCTATTACCTGATTCGCTATGGCATTCCATGCGAGGTCATGAGATCCACTTATATTGGTAGAAATAATGAACTGGCCATCAGAGAGGATAGGGTTTGTGTCTGAAGTTGAATAAGTCGTGCCACCGGTCCAGTAGATATATTTCTTGTCAGTATTTCCGCCCGTGATGCTGTATTCGGCACCATCATAGTAAAGTTTATGAGCATTCCACGTTACATAGTTTGCGGATGGCGAATCATCTGTCCAGCTATCTGCATCAAGAATAGGTATCTTCGTAAATATCTTGGAGGCTGTGATGGCGAAGTCATTGATATCAGTAGGCTCTACATTGAGTCCCTGAGCCGTTCCGTTAGCTGTGTCGGCGGAAGATTCCTGGCCGAACAGATCGACAGTTTTTACTTCAATAGTAATTACTTCGTCGGCCTCGGCTGTTATTAAAACTTCATTGCTATGTGTCTCTATCCATGAGCCAAAAGCGCCGGCGTCTATCTTATACCTATATTCGTAATGTGACAGGTCGGCATCTGTACTCTTTGCCCAGCTAAATTGAACGGAATCCATCCATTGACTTGATGCCAGCCCTGTAGGCGTTGTCGGGGTCGGATTCGTAAAAGTGCCCGTCACAGAGCCAGAGGCATTGTTGTAGATATCGTATGTTTTTAGGGCATAAGTGATGGATGGGTCAGCGCTCCCATTGTCCTGTATATTCTCATCGAGAGCATAGGCGTACTGTGCGTCTGTAAGCTTTATCTCTTTACTGCCGAGAGTTAGGCTGTGATAATTGAAATCGGTTTCTGTGGCCTCGGTCCATGAAAGCACGAGATCTCTGCCATTAAAATCTGAGGTGAGGCCTGTTGGATTTGCTGGTGCCGCCTGGCTTATTGTAATTTCGATATAGTCAGATACTCTATTGAATTGATTCCACCGCCTGACCTTAAGCGCTACCGTTCCGTTGGCAGTAATTACCAGGCTATCAAGAAAATCTTCATAGCCATCTCCGTAGATATATTCGTATCTTAGCTCTCTTGTGGTGAAGGAGTGCTGGAGACTGTCTGATATCCATATCTCTACTTCATCGTATAGCCAATAGGGGTCGACGCCTACGCCACCTGCTCCTTGTAGCTCTCGTCCTGCAGGCTCACGCCCAGCTCCGCCTGTCTGTGAGGCACCCCTCCACTTGATCGCAAAGCGAAGTCCGTCCCAAGTATAGTTCATAGGGTCTGAGGCGCCTTCAAGTTGGAGGCCTGATGGTGTGGCTGGATCTACGGCTTGGCCATCTATCAGATTGGAGATTATGGGGGCAGTAGAGGCGTCCGCATAAATATTATTGGTACTGATCGAGACCACTCTGGCAGTCACAGTCTGGCCGACTTGGAATCTCCCTTGAGTTGCATCTATAGTGAAGCCAGTGCCCCTTGAAGTATCTTCTCCATAGTCAACATAGCTAGAACCTCCATCTGTGCTTATCTGGATTAGCGCCTTGTCCCAGAATATATTATCTTGTGGCAGATCATAGATCAGGGTGAGGGTGGGCACGTAAGCACCATCATTATTGAAATATCCGTCTTCGGAAAGCGAGAGGTTAGTTGCATCATCAGGCGTAACAAAAGGCTTAGGTAGCGTTGTGAAAACTGAGACCTCTGGGATTATATCATTGATCGCATAAAACGCATCGTCGTAAAGCTCGAAAATATACGACACCTCTTCGTTTTCACTCTCTGACGCCTCATTAATCCTAAATTCCAAATCCACCCATCCGGGCAGATTGTGTGTTACTTTCACCACATCTCCCACTGTTAGGATCAAGGAGTCCATAAGCCCGGTAAGTGAACAATGAAGGTTGCCTTCGATGGCTTTTCTGCCTTCCTTCTCCGCAATATTGGCGGCTTGCCGGTATGTTGCTATTGCCCTGCCGTCTATCTGCTTATCTATGATCCTGTCCACCTTGTCCTGATGATCATAGTCGTTATATATAGCTGTCTCCTCAGGGAATGATTGTATGCCTTGAAATAGAGGATAGCCCTTGGAGTAAGTTTTTTGTGGCGTCCAGTTCACCGTTAATGTGGTTGCGGTCTTGGCTGTATAGGTAATAGCCTCAGCTCCTATATATACAGTATCTGTCGCATCTTCTAGGGTTCCTTGCAAGTCACCATATTCTATTGAGGTAGTGAGAACTCCTTCGATATATGACGACGTTATAAGTGCCATAGTCTGTCTGATCTCATGATCTATATATTTAACGATAAACCTATTAGGGGTCTCATTTACATCGTGCTCGAAATATTCAAAGGATCCCTCTTTAATGTTGTCGGTTAATATACATTCCCACTTAACCCCATCGGTTTCAGTTACTGTCTGACCTACCGTCGTTGGCCACGTAGGCTCGCCTTCGGTGTCATTGGTAGTGCCAGCAATAGTACATTTATATGCATATCCATTCGATACGGTAGGCACGACGGTATCCCCGAGCTCGACAATAGTGTTTGATTGCCATGTAGGATTAGAGGCGTCATCGAATATGTGGACCGGCAGTTTATTCGCCAACACTGGGTGACTCCAGACATCCTCTATGTTGAGCGTCGCCTTGCCAGCCGTATAGGTCAAGTATCCTCCGCACGACGTTAACATATGCGTTATTATTTCTAGGTCATTTGCCTGTTCTGAGATTACAAGATTCATCTTATAATCGTTGGCCGTACAGACTTGTGCGGCATTGTAGAACGACACGTAATCTATAAGAGACGAATCCAAGACCTTAGATGCTTTCTCTTCCAGAAAATTTAATATGCACCATGCTGGGTTATTTGACCACTGTTTCACCGTAGGACTACCGCCAGAGTCATATTCTTGCAGTTTCAAGCCTTTGACCGTAAAGACTACATTGCTTGACTGAGGATCGGCATCTAGTTTGTTGTCAGGAAACCCGTACAGATTACCAGCGTTACCAGAGTTGACGGCGGCAAAGGCCGTCCTGAAATATCTAAATTCACGGGACAAGAATACCCATCCGAATGGAACGGTAGGGAAATCTGACGGCCCTATAGAATTATTTGTTTCATCTCCTAATCTTCCCTCAAACCCATAAGTGTCGGCAAGATCTATGGCGCTCCCATTGACAGTGCATCCAGTGATCTCATCTATTTCCCCTTCGCAGATACCATAAAGAGCGCTAACCATAGTCCATTGCTTGCTTGATTCAGCTGTAGGTAGTTCAACCGCCTTCGCCAGCAATGTTCCTTGGATTTCGCCCTCTCCATATATAATGGAGAGGGCGTCTCCAGATGGCGAGTACCTTGACCTGTAAGACATGCTTAATGTTGTATCATAAGAGCCGCCAGCCCGCCTGTTTGCCAGACTTTTTTTGCTATACGAATTATACCCTGAAAATCTAACAAAATTGCTAAACCCTTGACCGCATGTCAGGAAGAATTTATCGCACTCTATGATGTATCTTGATGTGCTATCTATAGCTGCAGAGAATGGCGCCTCGACTGTGAACTTCTTAAGAGTTCCGTCATAAGCCGACACCTTTCTTTGCGCTCCTCTGTTTGTGCCCGAGAGGATCTTCATGGTTCCCCTGATCCAATATCCGTCAGTAAATACCCCTAATGCTGTGTCTGTAAGTGTCGTTATGGTGCCACTTGTAGCGGTTCCTCTTGGCTTTCCATTCCCTGAATTGTAACCACAGGCCTCGCCACAAAAATCCCAGTTGCACTTAGCCGCAAGCCTACGCCATGGGGTGAACGATCGAGACCGGTCAAATGCGTTGACTATCCTGACCTTAATGTCCATCTCTGAGACTCTTGGCTTGTCCATGAAACCAGTGAACTGAAGAATCTTGTCATCGGTAGTCGGGTGGCCATCTATGATGGTTCCGCTTGAATCAAGGAAGACTTTATATATCTCAGCTTTTTGTCCAGAGAAATCACTGGAGGCGAAGTATGCCGACATAGCTTTGTCAACATTATCTATGGTGACATTGCAGTTATCGGTCTGATTCTTCATGTGCGTCTTGATAGAAGAGTGGGTAATCCTGTACGAGGTATAGGTATTGCCTTGAAAGGTGAGATCGCTATCATGGTTGGTTAGGCGCAATATACTTATAACACCTGTGGATTTATCTTTTATCTCTATATAATACAGCGTGCGAGGAGTAGTGCCTTCCTTGGCTATCTCTGCTGTTATGGCGGTGGAGAGTGTTCTCATAATACCTGAATAAAGTTAATTGTTACCTGATGTATCGATTCAGACTGCCATGACCTGCCAAGGCTGTCATCGGTAAAGCGTACCGTGTACGATACGTCGTTCCTGGGGCATGTAAATGTAAATGAATTAGTGGGGCCCACACAATAGTCAAAGAAGTCAAAGATGCGGCTTATCTCTTTCTCCGAATAGGAATTGAAGGTGAGCTGCCATGTCTTCTTGTTGGTGGACCTCTTTGCCCTTCTTCTCTCTTTACCTGACTCGCCTGTTGAGACAAGGACCTTGTATGAGTGACCGTCAGTATATACAAATTCAGGGACGATATGCTTGCCACCGGGATCTAAGCTATCAGTGAGATGATCCCAATCACGGACCTCATCTGACCAATCGTATGAGGCTATTGCTGGTGTCGTCTCTGCCATCTTATCCTCTTAAGCTGCGTAATTCTTAATAACTTCTTTTGTTTTGCCGTTGTCTTTTATATCTTGCTGAACCACTTCGGTTATGGCGGAAGGGTTCTCTTCGACTAAGGCCTTGAAGGACTTGGCGTCAACTGCGTTTATGTTGTAAGTGACCTGCGTGGCTCCTTGCTCTTCGCCAGGCCTGAAGCCGGTACCATACTTAGTAGCTTGCAAGTCGAAGTATTTGTAACCTCGATCACCGCCTCCGCCACCGCCAGCTGCCATGCTGCCACCACCTTTTGCTGACATGCTGGCGAATGTCTGTGCGGCTATCATTCCAGCGTTTAGGTATCCCATTTTTAATGCGGTAGCTGCCATAGGTATGGTAGTAGGCGGCCCCGGTGGGTTAGCTAACGCAAGTGCTGCTGCTTGGTGAGCCGAAATTATAGCCTGCCCGAAGGCTGCGGCTTTCATTGCCAAAAAGAGTTTTTTGTTTTTTGATCCACTAGCCACATAAAGAATGTCCATAAGACCAAGCGTCATGTTTATGTTATTCTGCATGGCGGAGAATCTCATCTGGTTGGACTGATCTTCTATTTGAGTCTTAGCTTCCTCTTTTGCTCTCGCTATTTCGACTTCTGTTGCGCCACTCTCGCGCAGATATTCCAGGTAACCATCGCGAGCCAATTTCATTTGGTCTAGCTTGTTCTGCATGCTGAGAAGTTCTGAGACTTCAGCTGGTATTGCACCTGCCGTCTGTGTCTCTACTGATGGGACTCCCGCCTTCTGGCCTCGGAGCTGCGCCAATTCTAACTCAAGCCTTGCTATCTCGAGATCCTTGTCTTTACTTCCGATCTTCTCTGCTCTTATGGCATCAAGCCTTGCCTGTTTCTGCCTTATGAGTATATTAAGTTTTTTGTTTTCAAGCTCAACCTCTTTCATCAACCCTTCGACAGGACTGATGGTCTTCATGATCTTTCTGATATTGAGAAGCTTCTGCTCGGCCTCTAGTTTGAGCTTGGCATGACCGGCCTCTATTTCTCCGAAATCTAACTTCCTGGCTTCGGCTGCTTGAGATTTTCTGAGGTTACCTGTTTCGGAAATTAAATCTAATTGTTTAAAGTAGGCCGCGACTATCTTACCCAAGATGCCTTCTTGTTTAAGCAGTTCTACTCTTGCCTCGGGTGATGCAATCTTAGAATTAAGCTTAGCTGTAACCTTTGCACGCTTCTCTTCGAATTTAAGAAGGGTCAGATTAGTCGTCGCAAGGTCCCTGGCTGTCTGCAGCCCTATCTTTGTGATAGGATCGGTTTCCTTGAGATCAGCAAGTTTCTGCTGTAGACCTATAACCCCTTTCTGCGCCGCCCTTAAGGCGTTAGAATAATCTTTGGTGCGCCTTGTGAGCTTGCTTAGGGATACCCTTACCTTGTTAGCAATTTCCTCATAGGCCTTGTAGTCAATCAAGAGCTTCTTCATCTCTTTCTCGAGCCCTTTAGCATCTATCGTGCCGGCCTTATGTTCTTTATTGATAGCTCTTGCTCTTGCAACAAGCGCATCTCCTGTCTTCTCCAGGTATTTCCTGTAGTCCGCTAAAGCCTTCAACTCATCGGTGGTAGATCTTCCCAGTATCCCCGATATTGTTTCGGCTGCAAGCTGTCCGGGCTTTGTCTCTGCCAGAGCAGCGAAGGCTGTCCTGAATGAATGAGCTATCTCACCTCCAACCTTCCCTGCTTCGCTCTTTAGTTCCTTTAGCCGATACGTTGTTTCTTTGACCTGATCGGAAAACTGCTTGATCAGTGATTCCTTTGCGCTTTTACCAAGATTATCGAATGCTTTTACTTGCCCGGCTAATGATTTTTCTAGTTTTCCGATCCGAACATTATAGGCATCGGTTGACATGCTCATCAGATCCATCTGGGCCACGATCTCTCTTATCTTTGCAACCATGGGCAGCTTGGCAATCGGATCTTTAATTTTATCCCACGCCTCGGAAAGCTTAGTGACGGCCTCCTCGAGTCGTGCCTGCTCTGCCCTTAGCTCAGCAGCTACTTGAGCCTGCCTTCTAGTTTTCTCGATATCTTTATCCTTGGCGAGAGCAAGTTCATTCATCTTCTTTTTGTTCCTGGTGAACATGGCACCCAGGGCACTCAAAGCACCGATCAACGCTATTGATGCATAAATATATGGATGTTTCGCAAGCACCGCAAGGGCGCCACTGAAACTAATCGTTGCAATCGTCAATCCCTTAAACATTGTAATAAGTTTCTTGCCATGAAGAACCATTGGGATAATACCGGCCGCAGTTGTGAGAGCCAAGGCTGCTCCGAGGCCGGTGAGCTTTTCTGCGAGAAAGCTGAGCACAGCTGTCGCGTCCCTGAATCTCTGTAGTAAGAAGCCCATCACGTCAGCCATACCTACAATTGCAGGCACTGCAACATCACCTATTTGTGTAACAGCTATATCCAGCTGGTTCCTCATCTTCATTAAGGCGTTTCTGGGGCCTTCCATTGATTTTTTTAAGGCATCGTTAAGCATGTTTTGCTTTGTGATCTTCTTTTCCATATCATCAAATGCTTCACCGGTTGCTATTATCGATGCGGCCAAAATACGGCCTGCCCTTACGCCAAGGATGTCCATAGACTTGGCAGCGCTGAATCCAGCATCCCTTAATCTCGTTATTATCACAGACATTTTATTCATGGTAGGGTTAATATCGTTCGCACTGACGCCCACCCTCTTGAGCTCTTCTCCAAACTTGGCTGTCGGAGCAACAAGCTGTGTCATTAACTGAGACAAGCCGGTACCTATCGTTGATGCCCTGATGCCCATATTAGAAAGGACTGCGAGCGCTGCCGAGGTTTCCGCGAGGTTCCTGCCCATGATTGCGCTTGTAGATGCGAGGTAGTTGAAGGCGGTGCCCAGGTCCTCAACTGTTAGACGTGAGAAGTTAAGTGCTCCGGCGAGTACGTTTCCTATTTCAGGGACCCTGCTTGCTTCGAGGTTCCAGGCAAACATAGCTGTAGTGACAGCTTTGGCAACGGTCTCCATATTCTCGCCGGATACTGTTGTGACGGCCGCAACTGTCTTCATTGCTTCTGCAGTCGCCCTTGCACTCAAACCGGCCTGAACGAGCTTAAGGCCCATCTTGGCTGCTTCAGCGGCGGCGAGCGGAGTGGTGCTTGCAACCTCTTTAGCTGCATCGCCTACAAGCCTTATCTCCTCTTCTGATTTGGCAGTGATGGCCTCTATGTCTTTGAGGGCTTGGTGGAACTCGATGGTGTTACGTGCAGCCCTGGAGAGGGCCCCTGCTATAGTGAATATTATTCCGGCAGAAGCAAACCATCTGATCTGGAACTTGGCATACTTACCTATATCAGCAGCGAAGCTACGCACATGCTCCATGTTCTTGATGGCATCTTTAGGGATGAACTGGCCAGCGGCTAACTGCTCCCGTTGTCCCATGAATTGCTGGCCGGCGCCTCTGGCAATAGATAAAGGTTGAGCGCCTGTTGCGCCTCCTAGCCCCATGCCCGCCTTTCCGGCCTCACGCATCTTACGAACGTAGCCGTCGAGAAGCTTGACGCCCTTCTTGAGTTCTTGGTTGGAGTGCTTTTGCTTATTGAGGTGTTCCGTGATGTGTGTTAATAGCGCACGATATTCTTCCTTGGTAGCCTTGACTCCGGTGAGCCCCTTGCGGTAGGCGATGGCGCCGGCAGCCTCTGCTTTGGCTATCTTCTGAATCATCTCGAGGCGTTGCCTGCCGAGGCCAACAGCCTTCTTGGTGGCTTTGGCGGTTGATTCTGATATCTTATTTTGTGACGCTACTATCTGGCTGGATAACTGATTGACATTGATCTTGCCAGCCCCCCCGGCGCCGGCACTGATCTTGTTGAATTCATTCCTAATACCCTGCACGAAGCCTCTTATTTGTCTAATTGCCGTCTTTGTGTCGGCTAAGACTCTTATTTCAAGCTTCGTGGCCATGATTCTTACGTTCCCTTCTTTTTGATTGTTCGTCTCTTATCTGGCCCCGCTCTCCGAGGATTATATCTCTCCACACAAAGTATGCGTTTGTCTCATCTAATAAAGCAGATGGAAGCCTGGTCGAGGAGGCCATCTCTCCCCCCTCGACCATCTCTATGAATGTTATGATGTTTACAATTCTTTTGTTAAGGGCTGATATGGGACAGCTCATTAACACTTTCTTGAAGATTCTTATTGGCGCTGGCTTGTATCTTCCTTCACAGTTTCTGGTTCGCTGGAGCTTTTTTCTTTGACAGTAGCCGCAGTCCCAGACTCCTGAGTCGTCTCTTTCTCGGAGCCACTCAATGATGGTGACTCCTTGCCGGAGTTTTTTTCCGTTACCTCATCGGTGACACCGGTTACCTCTTGCACGAGATCAGTCATGAGATCGTCCGAGAGTAGCTCTATGTTCTCAGAAGAGAACTTTACTTCGTCTCCCTCTTCATCCTTTATAGTCTCCCAGCCCGACAATGCTATTCGTAGTATTTCCAGGTTGGTCTTTAGGGAGTTGAGTGATATTCGATAGAGAGCTCCCATGCTGCCTTCGGCTAACTTTTCGGATAACTTTTCGGCTACGTCCTTTGTGTCGCCTTCTGCCACTATGTTTGCCGGAATATCTATGTCGGAGTTGGACATTATTTCGAGATTTTCAAATCTCGTCAGGCTCCTCAACATAAATACTGGAGCGCCTTCCTGCCCTCTTAGTTCTTTGGGAGTATACTTCCTTACCTTCTTAGATAGCGCTGTTACATTCATCTCTCTTCTCCTGGTTGGTTGAATGTTAGAGCCCGGGCTGCTCATTTAAAAGCTGGACGAACCAGGACGTCCACCCAGGCATTGAAACCTGGCTCCTATCTGCTACCCTACAGCCAACTCGCTGAATAAATTTCGTTATCGTATCCCCCGCCCATCGCATCAGAAGTATCGGGCTCACATACGAAAGATACGTCGTACTTGAAGAGCCTCGAGTCTACCGTTACCGGGGTCTCTATATACCTGATCGTAGGGAACCTAACAGCAAACATGTTGCCTGCAGCTGATCCTGCCACGAGTACCAGTTCCGCCCTGGTATCGGCCCTAAGAGCATCCTCGATCGTCTTGTTTTCATAGAGAAGAGAGAAGGAGCCCTGTACCTGCCTCTTCGTTCTGATGACCTTTGTGATGCCGCTCGTGGTTACCGCTGTCCTTTTAAACAGTTCGTTGTTAATCTCGAAGGCAACATCGCTAACATCATAGGTAACCCCGCCAATCGTAACGACCATGAGTGTTGCAACGAGAGGGTCGGTTGTGTCATATGATGGACCTGTCGGGACAGCATCGCTGGAGTCGTTCGGCACGAGGGTGTTCTTCGCCATAAAGTTGAAAGCCGGGACAATGATCTCGCCTGTAGCCATGCTCATGGCGAGTTGGCTAATCTTGCAACCTGCGGCTCCAGTCCTCACATACTCCGATCCGTCCGGGTTCTGCTTCCAGTATTTCAGGTAGAAGCTTTCAAGCTCCGCCTTGTTCAACTTGTAATGATAGCCTGCTCCAACAGCTGCAGCAACAGCTGGAGTTGCTGATAGGGCTGGAGAGACAGTGAGGGTGTCAGTAGCTATGACTGTAATCCACGCAACCTCATAGGCTGTCCCGCCCCCGCCTGCCGGGTCAATAAGGACCGCATCACCCACCGCGAAGTTTGAGCCTTCGGTTGCGGTAACGGTAAACTCGGTTGCAGATGTCGCACTAGCTACCGCAGAAGCCGTAGAGGAGTTCCCTACCCCAATCGCTGCCTCCCACAATGGGTCTGTCTCTGGTGGGGTTGCCGGTGTTCCGCTCCCATGCAGTTCGAAATTCAGCGTCCCTTCCGCATTAAGCTCAGCCCCCCTTACCTGTGCCAGTGTGCTAAATGTATCCCTTATTACAGCCCTATCTTGCATCTCAGGGTTGTATGTAGGGATAGCTACCCCTTCGTTATGCTCGATCAGGTCCGCAGCCGCAAGAGTGGGATCAGTGCCATATGTCGCTTCCTTCTTTATGCCGAGGACGGATCTCGCCTCTAAATACTCAGCCATCTATTGCCTCCTTTTTATAATTTTTTTAGTCTTTGGATTTCTTCTCGGGTTCAGGCTTAAATGAAAGTATCTTTTTGACACTATCGTTTAGGCATGCCGAAAAGTTATCGTGCTTGCCGGTAAGTACATCCTGAAGAACACTATCTACATGAGACCTCAACCCTTTCCTGGGCTCCAGATATCCCATTATACCGGAAGCGCACTTCTTTTTATCTCCCGACCTCACCATTTGTTTCAGGTGATTTCCTATATGCATCTCTATCATAAATTCCTCCTTATGGGTTATCTCCTATAGGCTCCCTTCTCCTGACTGCCATGGGTGTCACAAGATAGAAGCCTCCCTCTACTTGCGGGTTAAAATAAAACCTCGTATCTTGCAGGGTTATGTCCATTATGGTCTCGCCATATGGTACGAGTGCTGCGCTAAGATCTTGATCTCTCTGCATAGCCCTTCTTACCATCTTTGAATACAGAGTCTTTCTGGTTTCTGCTGACTCTTCGTCATTGTCATAAAACAGTGTAGTGATAAGAAAAGGGTAGGTTGCCTCTTCTTTTATATGGGGTACTGTCTTCTGAACCCAATTCTCAAGCATTAAATAAAGGAAGATGCCCCTGGAATCTTCTATATAGTTGAAGTTCCTTGGCATCCCTTTTCTTATATATATGTGCTCTCCGGTATCGGTGATATTTGCCTCTGCAAAATTATTATAAAGTGTAAGTTCGGTGTCCGACTCTACCGACTTAACTCTATACCATGAGCTAGATCCTGCGATTCTTATAGCTCCACCTTTGACTATCTTATCGCCATCAGCGCCTGAGCTTCGTAGTTCGGTCAAGAAAACTGTAGATGCGCCGGTAACAGTCGGGGATCCATTCTGAAACGTCAAGGTGCCGATCAGGTCGTTTTTGAACTCGGTAATAATATCAGTATCATTCCTGAGTTGAGTTATAATGGCGTCCTGTAAATTCTCTGCGCTCATTTTTGCCCCCTAAGCCACACCTCGTATTGCTTCATCTCTCTTTCAATGAAGACTTCAGACACTCCCCTGGCTCGCATTCTATTTATTTCATCTTGAAGGGATACGCCCATTTCTGAAATCTCTGTTTCTTTTTCAAGGGCCTTAGCTTCAGCTTTTGGTATAGGTATTTCCTCCACCTTCTCTACCTTCTCACCTCCAGTAGGCCTTACCGAATCTTGTCCCTTTATTGCGGCTGTTAGGACTTGTTGCATATCACCCACAATCAAGTCTATGTCCTCACTGTCAAGCACCATAAACTGTATTCTTCTTGATGGAGGACCATATTCAAATGTGCCGAGTTTCCCGGATGCTATATGACTATATCTTTTTACATATCCAAATAACTGGACAGTATCACCGGGCCCCCAATGTATTTTGGCTGGCCAAGCTCTATCCCCGGACATCACATCGTTGGGATCGATCCTATCTTCAGCATCGGGGCCCAGGGGATTTTGTTTCTCCTTTGCTCTACCTGATGGATAATGCTGCTTGCCTTGTGGCCAGGTGCCTCCAAGAAAAATTCTTGCTTCTTCATCCGAGAAATCTTGACTTATCGAATTGAAAGTTGTCCCTGTCAGGAAGCCCGGATCTCCATCATGGGGAAGTACCGGTATTTTCTTTTTAAAGCTTTGATAGCCGCTACCCTTTTTAACTTGTGCTGCAAAGCGGGCGGCATACTTCCCCTTAGTTTGCCGGTATGCCCTGCTGGCTCCGACCTGGTGAAGGTTGCCGGGTTGCATCGCGGATACAAGCCTGCCGACTGTCTCATCGATCTCTTTGAAGTTAGCGACTATGCCAAACTTTACTATGCTCAATTACCCTCCAGCTTTATGGATATCTCATAGATCCCTTTCGCAAAGTAAGGATTAATATTTCCACTTATCTTGAGCTGTCTGCCATCATCATCCACTAGGGCACTCTTCCTTGTTATGCCGTTTGGTTGACAGTAAAGAGAATATGTATCATCCTTACCGCCGAAACCCGGCAACACGACTCCACGGTCTGACATCTGAGTTATCCCACCATCAGTTATTAAGCATGGGATTCCAGTTATGCCATCGACGAACTTCTTTGTTGTATCATCGAGGATCAAGGTTTTTATAGTATGGTTGCACCTGAAGAGCTTCGCATTATATTTAAAAAACTCGCTCGCTCTTTCATCTGGAACAAGACCAGCCACCAGGTAGTAAGTGAGGGATCCGCCCACCGTAACTGCTATGAGATCACCATCAACTACTCCGCTGTCTGTCTCAAACCATGCCTCGTACTCATGGGTAACGGCTTTAAGTTTGGGTTTTATATATACATAAATGTTGATGTCGGTTGGGGTTCGCTTGATGACCCCGGCAACGCCAACACTCTGGATTGCATCGTTAACACTCACTATTCATCATCCCTATAATCATGCCCCACGGCATCATCTATCAATCCGTGAGGATCCACTATATTTGTAAACAGATCATCTGCTTCGATGAACAAGTGAGCTGTAGTTGTGTCCTCTCTAGCTGCGACAAAAGCTGCCTCTATCTCTCTTATTAACTCACGAAGTCCTCTTGCGACCTGACTTAACTTCAGGCCTTCAACGTCGAACTTGGGAGTATGTTTCCTGAGCTGATCATGGTAAAAGTACAGGTTCATTAACTCAATGAGCCAATACTGTTTCGTTGCATAGTCTTCGTCGGCTACTGACGCAGGGTTTTCATATCCCGTTCTTCTGGTTGCGTAGTCGTATGCCTTCTCGTCATCACCAAGCTCATAGGTAGAATCTATCCTGCGACCGTTTGTTAACCCTAGAGCTTTAAGTTCTGTTGTATCGAGATATTTTATAGCCATCGCATGCCTTTAAAAGGGCAGCCGGTGAGGGCCGCCCTGTAGTTGATTAATTATTCGCCAGTATCGCCTGACTGTTTTTCGTTATCGGAAGTTCCGTCTTCGGACCCACTACCGGCTTCAGTGGTCTTGTTGTCTTCGGAGTCTTTGCCCCCGGTAGGCTCATTGCCTTCACCGGAACCATCTTCCTTCTTAGGAGGATTCTCCACCATCTCAACGAGCTGCTTCTGGGTGTGGTCGTCTATGACAACCTCTATGCCGTGCTTCTCCTTAATCAGGGCAGCCAGCTCGGTTTTGTTCATCTTCTCCGGCTTCTTATTAACCTTGGGCTGTTCGGCCTTGGCTTCCTCGCATATAATCATACCGGACTTTTTATCTTTCCTCTTAGCCCAGTAAGCAAACCTTTCGTAGTTCTTATCTTTCGGTGTTATTATCTGACCGGGGGTCTTCCCGAGTATCCTTACATTAACCTTATAGTCCACAACAACCTCCCTGGTTTATTGTTCATTTAAAAAAAGGGGACGCTCAAAAGGGCGTCCCCTTTCGCACTAACTATGTCATCAGGCCCTAAGCGTGTACTTTCAACCTGAACCAGTTACACCTTGAGACCTTAGGCCCACCGTCTATACCAGCTCCTATTTCGAGCTTATATGGCACCTTCTCGTTGAAGTGTGTCCATGTGTAGCGGCCTGGTAGAGGCCTTGTCCAGCTCGCGCCTTTGATGAGGCTAGGAGTAGACAGCCAGTTGTTTGCGGCTACCCTGTCATTCGGTACTGCCGAGAACAGAACATAGCCTTCAGGGAGAAATTGCTTGTAAGCAGTTACCCTGTCTCCAAGGAGATAGTTGTTGCTCACTCCAGCGGTGAGGGTGATCGTGTTGCCAGAGACACCACCAGTATCTATAGTAACTTCCTCCTCTTCGCCGAGAGTGTTCCTCAAAGTGAGGACGTCACCGGCTACAAACTCAGCCGCATTCACTACTTCAAGAGTAGTATCGGCTGCTGCTGAAGCTGCGGTAAGAGTTGTCTCCTCTGCATAGAGCCTGTTGTCCCTCTCGATATCAAGTCCTGTCAACGTCTTGAATACGGCAGTCCTGTCAGCACTCTTCTCTGTGAGAGAAGGAGCGGCAACAACAGAAGCCTTGGTATCGTCAGCGTTGTAGAACTTCTCCAGGGTATTGACAGACATATACGCCTTCAGTGGGGTGAGCCCCAAAGAGGTCAACATGTGATTCATGGAACCGATCATGTCTGCCACAGGAGTTGCAGAGCCAGCAGTGGTCCATACACCGCCAGAAGTCCATGGTGGAGAGGACGCATTGTCCGCAGAATACTTGGCAGGAATGTTGGGGTTGTAGGTATAGTTCACGCCATACCTTGCTTCCGAATATGTATCGTTTATCAGAAGTTTGGAAGTAACGTACTCAATCAGGGTGTTGAGCCTAAGGTCGAGGAAATTCAAAGCAGCAGTCTGAAGACCTTCGCCCCACTTCTCGTTCGGTATCGCAGGGTTTACTGCTTTCTGGAGAACAGCCTCGTCATACTGAACGGCCTCTCTCCAATACCCTGCCGTGTGCTCTTTGTAGCTTGAGCCAGGTATCGCTACCCTGCTGTGATCTGCACCTAACTGAATAGGTGCTGTACGTCCGAATGCCCCGTTCTGGATAAGGTCTATGATCAGATCCTTATCAACAAGCTTCATGGGCAGGAACGCATCTGTAAGCTTGAAGGCGTCTGACGCAGGCACAAACTCGTTGATGGTAGAATCCATCACGGCTGGCCTGAAGACTCTAGCCTCCTGAAGCTTTAACAGTTCTTGTCCTGTCATTAGTTCCTCCTAATATAAAGGGTTAAGGTTTACTCTACGCTGACTGAACGCTTATGAGCTGAAGAGCCTGATTGTCCGCCTGAACGAAGTAATCAGCGTTGTTGACCTTTGCAATGTTGAATGTCCCGTTAATAAAGCCTTTGCCACCGAACTCTGTGGATCCGTCGAACTCAGTAGTATCAAGATTTACCAAAGCCCTTGCGCTAAGCTCTGTACCGTCAGCAAGAACGAGTAGGTCGCTTGTGGCAGGAGTGTTCGTAAACACTTCACCAGTGCAAGTGATCTTCGTGAATCCTGCTCCAGCAGTTCCGCCACCAGCTGCGCTGACGATATCGATGGTGAGACTTGTCAAAGTTCCTGCATCAAGAGCTGACTCAGATACATCGTAGAACTTGACGAGATCTCCAACCTTGAACCTCTTCGCCAGTGCATCAGGGACGTCACACACGAAGTTTGTTGCGTTGGTAATGTCAGTCATTACTGCGTTGCTGAAGAATGGCATTGCATCATATGGAGATGCGGTCGCCCTTGCAAACAGATGTGGTCCCCGGGCAACCTCTGTGTCAGCAGATGATGTTCCGTACCTTGCGCTAGACCCATCTACAGTGATAGGTATGGTTGAGCCTGGATCCCCTATCATGGCGTCTTCGCCACCCTGGTTGGTATAAGGTGTTGTTACACCAGGAAATTCTTTCATCTTTTACCTCCTTGTTAAGTTTTTGAAGTTATTTATTTGACTTGGCTGTGGCACTGCTAACCTTCTTCGTCAGACCTGCATGTTCCGGTGGCCTTTCTTGCGAGTCTCTTGCCGTCCTCTATGTCGGCAGCCTCTGTTGAGGAACCTGAGCCTTCTTTCTTGCCGTCGCCACCAAGAATAGAGGTATCAGAACCCTCGAGAGACTTCTCCCAGTCATCAACCTCCGCCTGAAACACTGCTGCGAAAGCTTTGCCTGACTCGCTCTCCTTAGTGAAGGTCTCGCCCTCCTTAAGGTGATCATTGAAGTCGACCATCTTCTTGGTCTTGGCGTGAATCTTCTCCGGAAGGTCAGACTCGGCAAGAATACCATCCTGAATAGAATCGGCTACAGCCTTGGCTCCTGCAGTCTCCATCAGGGCGATCTTCTTGGTGCTCTCCTTCCCTTCCGTCTCGAGAGTGCCTATTGTGCCTTTAGCCTCTTCGAGTTGAGTAGATATCTTGCTATGGTTCTCTGCAGAAACGTAGCCTTCGCGGGCTTCTTTCTGTATAGCAGATACATGCTCTGGGTATTCGGATTTCAGTTCCTTTAAATCCATACTTTCCTCCTTTACAGTTTTAGTTTTATTTCCGAGATCCTCTTTTGTGATTTTTGTAATGAGATTATCGGGGACATTCGATACTGTCTCTGAGCTATCACCTCCTTTTGAGTTTGTTGATATAGCGCGGGTGCCGGCAGAGCAATCTAAAGAGCTATCGTGTCCTCCTATAATACTTTCAAGCGTTCCTATTTTGTGGACAAGCCCTCTTTCAAGAGCCTCTTTCCCGTTAAATATTTTGGAATCGGCAGTTTTGGTCTTTGCATCGTCAACGGATATCCCAAGATTTTTGGCAATGCTCTCAACAAATATTTCATACAGACCATCAATCTCTCCTTGCATAAGATCCTCCCCTTCTTTAGAGAGAGGCTCCGCTTCCCTGGCAAGGCCTTTGTACTTCCCTTGATAAATGTATTTCTTTTTGACACCCTCATTCTCATAATATTTACTGTAGTCGTAGTGGGCCATAATAACACCCACAGAGCCAATCAGGGCAGTTTCAGAAGAAGCAATAACCTCGTCGGCGGCACTGGCAATCCAATACGCAGCAGAAGCCGCCATGCCATCCACATAAGCAGTTATCGGTTTTTCACCACGGTTTTCAAATATGAGATCGGCAAGTTCTTTTGTGCCGTCTATCGTCCCGCCAGGGCTACCGATTAAGAAAACAATACTTTCTACGCTATCGTCTGTGAGGGCTGCCTTGAAATCATTCCCGACAATTTCCATTGATGTAGCGCCCGAAAACTGCGTCATCATGTTGGCCTTTTTAAATAAGGGCCCTTTGACGGGAATAATAGCCTTACCGTTGGCGATGGACATTTCATGTGAATGTTCCATCTCACCAAGCATCTGTTCGCTCAACTCAATACCATGTATCTTGCGGCCGACAATTCCATGGATCTGGTCAAGCCAGCTTGGAGTAATAGCCCATGCGCTTTCGGTAAGCACACCGATCACGTTCTGATATAATTGCTGCCCGACGTTTGTTGATAGCGATTTTTTGTGGTCGTTATTCTTCATTCTTTTTTTCCTCCTCCTCTTCCTCCACTGCCGGAACGGTTTCTTTTTTTCTGCTGTCCTCGATCAACCTCTTATCTCTTTCTCTATTGAAGTCCTTGACCCCTATAGACCTGGCTGCCCTCTCGTCACTAACTCCTATCTTGGTGACGCCTTTGTGGTTATTGCCAAGGTATGCCGAAACTTTCCCAGCTATATCGCTCTCAAACTTTACATGGGGAGTTATTACCTCGACAAGCTCGGAGGGCTCGACATTATCTTTTATGATCTCCTCCTTACCGCCTTCATGATCTACAAACTCTTTCTCAAAGGTAGTTGGGAAGTCGGCGAGTATATGGGCTGCGTAAAAACATGCCCTAAGGAAATTGTATTGTATAAAGTGAGTGAACTTATGCTGCATGTTCTCTATGTCTATCTCGAGAGGTGACCTGGAGGCGCTTAGCGATGAGTGGGTGGAGCCCCTTACATCACCTTGGAACATGTCTTGTGGTGACTGGGCGCCAGCACCAGCTATGTTGAGCAGGTCTCTGTTGTCTCCGTCAAGCCTAGACATCTGCGGAGCCTTAACGTCATACTCCATACCAGGCATCATGAATAGCTTAGACCCAGGGGTAAGCCTTTTTGTGAGACCAAAGGCGTCCTTCTCTTCGGCTGTCATCTTTTTGAATATGTGCCAGGCGAGCTTGCCAGCTGCTGTTTCGTTGAACTTGAATACGTTGGTATAGGAAGTGGCAGCCTTCTTGTGGTCTAGCTGCCATTTGATAGCATTCCAGTATAGATTGATCGCTTCGAGGATTGTTGATAGTTGAGATGTATCTCGGGCATACTCCATTATTCCCGACATGTTTTTCCAGTGGATGATGAAGCGTCTGTACCCGCCCATCTTCTTGAACCTTCTTTTATTGACTGTAGCTTTTGAGCTCTTGAGTTTGGTGGCATCTATTTTATCTAAGACTTTCTTCTCTTTCAAGGGATCATACATTATGTTGATGTCAGGTATGATCTCCTTATCACCTATTTCATAGAATAGGGTTTCAGCAAAGTCATCTGGATTGGTTATAAGACCGGTGTTGTTTTCACTATTACTGCCTCCACCTATCCTCGAGGGCTCGAAAGCCCTTACTGTCGCCTTGCCATCTTTATCAAATGCCAACAAGAGAAATAGCTCTCCCTCTGCCTGCATCCTTGTAACCCATCCTGGGCTTCTGAAGTAGAGTTGGTTTCTATGTGAATACCAGAGGTCGTTTAGAAACCTTGATATCTTATGAACAGGTGAATAAAGAGAGAAGCCTGCGCCGGCTGTGTAGTCAGACTTTGAGTTTATACTCGCATTGATAGGGCCAAATGTTCTGTACTTGTTCCAGCATTTAATTTGGAGTTCGCGCCATTCAGGCTTAGAGTCTTTACCTTTTCCGTCCTGCTTGGTTGTCTCCTCTAGGTCATCGGATTGGAATAATACATTCGTATTTTGCCATGGGGAGAGAGCAAGTAGCCTTAAAGATGGGTCTTCTTTGATTAGGGCTTCCCATTCCTCGCTATTGATAGCGCCTTCAAAAGCTTCTGGAACCGAGTTGGAGTTCTCTTTATTCTGGCTAGAAGCATTTCTTTTTGCCGGCTTGCGCGGCTGGTTCTTTTTGGTCTTTCCCTCTGACATTAATACTCCTGATCCACCTTTAACTTTGAATTTTGCCCTTTACTTATAGCTGCACTTTTTGGACAGGCTATTTTAAGAGTGATGGAAGTGCCTGCAATTACAAGCATTTATTTTTGGATTTAGGCATGCTGAAAAATATAAAAATAATTCCACTTTTCTTGTTGACTTTCATTGATGATTAATTTATGATGATGAATAGTTAATGACGAAGGCGGATAACAATAAAAACAAGAGGGGTCTTTAGGCCTCCGCCTTCATTGAGAAGTTGGGTGGCCAGCCGTTAACATAAACAATAAAAGGAGTGAATATGACTGATATGACTGAGAAAGAAATTGAAGTAGCAGACATCCTGTTAGAGGCAATAGTGAAAACAAGGAGTAAAAGACTATTTGGTATCACACGAGCAGTTTCTGATTACGCTCAATTTATTTCAGCGGCTTGTAAAAGGGCAAGTATTAATTAACTAGAAGGCTGGCCACCGCTACAATAACGAGCGCCGGATTAGGCAAAAGACACCCTTTCGGGGCCGCGTTGATTAATTTTTAAACCCTTTGAGGTTCCTATGAAATACGCAATAGAACAGAGATTAAGGTTGATAGATTTCCTTCTCTCTCAATACGGGAATGTGAATCGAAGCGCTATAATGGATTATTTCGGGATCGGGGAAGCGACTGCTACCAGAGATTTCGCTGAATATAAAAAACTTCGGCCTCGGAATATGGTTTATGACGGCAATGACAGAACCTACTATAAGACACAAAACTTTGAAAAAGAGTGGGTTTAATTAGGAGATTACATGAAGTGTAAATGTAGTAACTGTGGCTATGAGTGGGAAGCTAGAAGCGGCATGGAACCAAAGTCCTGTCCTTGCTGTAAGACTTACACCTGGAACAAGGGTAAGGAAACTACAAAGAGATGTAAGTGTCTTTGTTGTGGTCATAAGTGGAGTGCTCGTGGAGGGAAGAAGCCAAAGTCCTGTCCTTGCTGTAAATCCTATAAGTGGAATAAAAAGAAGGAGGTTGCCAATGCCTGAGTGGATAATTCAAACTTTATATAGCGCTGCCCTTGGTGCCCTTGGGTGGGCCCTGATAGTAATATTATGCTACTGCATAACTCTCCTGACCAATAAGCTTTTAACGGCCAAGGTTGTGTTGGCCAACCAGAGGCTCCTTAATATTGAGCTGAAGGTTGCGGTCGAAGAAGGGAAGGTGGTTAGTATGGAAGAGTATAAAGAGTTCAAGCGTAGAGCTGAGGGGGGACTATGAGTAAGGATACTTATCTGGAAGGGTATGATGCGGTGGCGGGAAAGAAGGAGTACATTACGTCATCTCAGATAGCTTCATTCTGTGAATGTGGAGTGGAATACCTCCGCAGGTATATTATGAAGGAGAAGACGGGCTACGGTTCTGCAGCAGCCTACGGAACAGCAGGGCACTATGCTGAGAATGAGATTAGTCTTCGCCCTAAAATAATCACCAAGAAAGATATGCCTCTCGATGTCGTTCAGGATGCGTTTAGAGACCACCTTCAAAGCATCAAGGGTGATATAAGATGGAACAAGAAAGAGAGGAAGGAGGGCGTAAGGAAGCTATGGAGGGGGATGCAAGATGGCGGGATCATCGCAATGGAAAAGCTACATCTTGAGCTTGCCCCTAAAATTCAACCCATCTCCATCGAGGCCAAAATAAGAATACCCCTCAAGGACTTCCCTAAAGATATACTTGGCACTTGGGATATCGAATGCAGGAGAGATATCTGGGACTGGAAGTTTAAGGGTAAGACTCCAAACCAAGCTGATGCAGACGCCAATATAGGCTTTACTATCTACAATGCTGCCAAAAAAATTAACGATGGTATAGCGCCGCGCCACCTCCATATGGCAGGGATAGTCAAGCTTAAAAGAGGGCCAAAGACTTTCGACATTATCACTAAGAGGAATGACGATGATTTCCACAGGGTTCTTCTTACTGTCAATAAGATTCAAAAGTCTATTGAGGCCGGGATCTTCCTTCCGGCCTCCCCATTATCGTGGAAATGTAGCCCAAATTGGTGTGATTTTTTTGAGACATGCACGGATAGGATCAAGAGGTAGTCATTGCCTAAGATTTATAAACACAAAGGTAAACTCACGGTCAGCATTAACGGGAATCATGTCAGACTAAAAGATCTTGCTAAGGAAGCTGGTATCTCTTGGGACACTGTCAGAACTCGCCGTTTCAACGGTATGGCTGAAACCCTAGAAATGGCTTTAAAGCCACCAAAAGGTATGGGTCAATAGTACCTTTCTAGTGGGTATCCAGCTGTTACTATTAACGGAAACCCAAAACACCTACATATCATAGTTGCAGAGAATGCATTGGGTCGGAAGTTGGGAGGAAAAGAAGAGGTTCACCATTTTAACGAGGATAGGTGTGATTTTAGAAATAAGAATCTGGTGATATGTGATGGTAGAGAATACCACCTGTTGTTACACAGAAGAAGGGCTGCATTAAAAGCTACTGGCTATGCAAGCTCTAGGCGCTGCAAGATTTGTAGAAAATGGGACACCTTGGAGAGTGACGATCTTTATATCGACCCTAGCGGCAAGACTGTTTTTCACAAAAGCTGCAGAAGGCTGAAACGCAAATCAAAACGAAACACTAAACAGGAGGAAGTATAATGGAAAAAAATAAGGGTCTACAGCTAGTAGATAAAAAAGAAATGGCAGGGGGTGGTGGCTTTTCTCTTGCTCCAAGTAATCTAGGGGAGGCAATGGAGTTCGCCAAGATGATGGCTAATACAGACATGGTCCCTCGAGACTACGCTGGAAAACCTGCCAACATAATGATAGCTGTCCAGATGGGAGCCGAGATCGGCCTTAAACCGATGCAAAGCTTACAGAACATATCTGTGATCAACGGCAGGCCTAGCGTGTGGGGAGACACCGCAATTGCATTAGTCAGGGTTCACCCTGACTGTGAGTCCATCAATGAATACCTTCTCGATAAAAATGGTAATAAGACCACTGGTACCGATTACGACACTGCAGTTTGTGTAGTGAAGAGGGCTGGCCAAGACGAAGAGATTAGGACTTTCAGCCTCGCTGACGCCAAAAAAGCCAGACTTATTGGTAAAACAGGGCCATGGTCTACTCACGAGAAGAGGATGTTGCAGCTGCGAGCTAGAGGTTTTGCTCTCCGTGATGTTTTTCCTGATGCATTAAAAGGCCTAGCGATTGCAGAGGAAGCTCAAGACTTACCACCTCGAGACATCACTCCTGCCAGGGAAGAAGTATTGACTCCCGAGTTCGATGTGCCCGTCATAGACACCGGCCGTAGTGTTATGGTTGAGGAGGTTGCCAATGAAGAAGTAGTTGATGCCGCCACTGGAGAGATCACTGAGGGGTCAGAGCAGAAGTCTGAGTCTGCCAAGATCGAGGATGACGACGCTCTCGATGCAACCGTTACCGGCATGATCGATCGTATTGAGAATATCGGTAATAAGTTCGAGGGGGATAACTGGCTGACCAAACATAGCTCTGAAATCAACAAGCTTCCGGAAGATGCCAAGGAAGTTGTTATGAACAACTACAAGGGGAAAATGGAAGATCTGGCATCGGAGGGTGTGGCCAAGGAAGAGGGATCAAAAGGTGACGAAGACTCCCTTGTTCTTGACTACATAAAGAAGCTGGAAAAACCTAAGAGCCTGGAGGAGCTTGACGCTATATTTGACGAGGCCCAGAATAAAATAAAGACCGGCGCAAAGGTTGTCGCCCTTCGTAAGGTTAGAGACAAGAAGGCACAGGATTTTAAGTAACATTGGCATTGAGGGGCCGCCGGATTGATGGCAACCTCTTTCAAAAACTGAGTGGCGGGGAAAGCCGACTCCTGTAAAAATCAGACAGATGTTTAGGCGGTCACTCTCGAATAACTGGTTATGAAACTTGGAGGTAGAAAATGAACACTACAGAGCAACGCATGGCGGCAATATTTAACGAGTGGGCAAAACGTTATTCTGAGAACCCTGACGCTTTCGGGCCTATATTTGATGATGAGGGGAAGCCGGTCACCGACTATGGAGTAAGATGCGCACGCTATTTCAAAAAGGTAGCCGATGAAATGGACAGCAAGGGGATATTACCCGCACCTGTTTCATAACGCTTGAGGTAAGCGGAACGAGCGTAGCGAGTTTCCCACTTGAGCGAATTGTTATGTTGAAACTTTTAACTATAGGAGATGCTGATAATGACACCTGAAATTAATAAAAAATATTTAATTACGACCGATAATTGGTTTTTGGCACCTGATGGGAATAGTTATCGCGCAGTATTTGGAACTGTCATAGGAATACAAACAGACGAAAATACATTGGGAGTTAAAACGAATAGAAGCTCGACAAACTGGTATGTTGCTATCGGGAATATGTTGATCGCTGGTTGTCAAATACATTATGTAATCCAAGTGGATGAGGTAAGCTTTAACGCACCTAATAGAGAAATAGAGCACGATGGTAAATTAACTAAAGAGAGGGAAAGCATAACAAGAATATATAATGCCGATGAAACATAACGATTGAACTAAACTGCGGCGAAAGGAGAATATCATGAAATGGGAATGTGGAAATTGTGGACACAAGGTTACTGAAAAAGAAACTGTTGAAGGTGGGAATAAAGAATGGAAATGCCCTAAATGTTCTAATATCAATAAGCATGAAAAAAAGAAAAGCGCGTTGAGCCGTCAGATTTGAGTGACTGGGTTAGGCCGCACGAACCTTAGGAGGTAAGTTTGGAAAAGCCAGAATATTTAAAAGATGAACATTTAAAATATCTAAATGAGCTGAAAGAAACCAAAATGGTACCCATGTTTGGAGCAGCATCTACCTTGAGATTATATTATGATTATCTGACAAAGGAGCAAGCCAGGAAAATATTAGCCTATTGGATAGACACATTTCAAGAGAGACATGCGGCATAACAATTGAACTGTGCCGCTTGCAAAATTAAAGGAGAAAACCTATGAGTGGAGTTATAGACTTACCCTGTGGATGCACAATGGATGATTATTCAGGACTAGCACTTTATGTTTGCCAAGCGTGTAGAGAGCGCAAGAAGAGGCAAGAGACTTCAGAACGCGACAGCGTTTTGCAAGTCGGAACCAGTGATGGGTTAGACTGCCCCCTTTGTGCGAAGATGGGGCCGAAAGAAGTTTATGAAAAGTGGGGCTTTGATTATGAAGCAAGATATAAAGACACATGCAAAGCGCATAGACCGCTAATGCTTGAGAGAATGGAAGATGGACTGAACAAGTTGAAAGAGCTTCTGGCAGACTAACAAGACAAGCTAAGGGGCTTGAACGAACGCAGTGAGAGAAAGTCCAAGGAGTGAAACGACTGTCTTTGAGCGCCTGGGTTATGTTTTTTGATATGACAGGGCAAAAAATCGGAGGTTATTATGGACGACATAGCAATAAATGAAGGTCAAAAGATATTTGAAGAAAGATATAAAAAGGGATTTCCAAAAGTGATATTTGGGGAGACGCACATCTCAATTCCTTGCACTTGCGACGATGGCGGTGGGCCTATTCACTGGGCAACAGTGCAGAACAACATAAGATCGATAGAAGAACATTTCCGGCATGAGGAGACTTTGCGTGAATTAAGGAAAATGGATAGGGACAAAACATAACGTTGCCCTTAACCCGCACCTGAGCCAAGTTCCTATGAAATTGGAGACACCTTTAGGTGTCGGTGGTTCAAGGGCTTGGTTATAAAACTTATCTTACGGAGGACTTATGAAAGCTGAAATAAAGAAAGATGGATTTATTTGGATAACCGCTGAAGACGCAACAGAGGCATTCGCGCTTAATCATTTAGTGCCAGTTGGTGACAAGGCGGAGGTGTGTAAAGAGTGCAACCAGGTTAAAATACCCGTTGTTATAGATGCGAGCGTATTAAACTAGGCAGTTTTATAACGAACAAGTTAAAGGGACGCTGGAACAGCGTTCCGCTTTGAACGCCTGGTTCTGAGGCGTGTAACTTAAAAGGAGAAGACATGAGACTGATAATTTTAACACTTGGAATATGGGCATTGATGCATGTTGGATTTGACTTCGACTGGATGAGGGTTTTATGGACTATGGGGCTGACTGTTTATGCCGCATGGTATGATTTAATAAAGCCTTAGAACGCCTGAGGTAAGCGGAAGCCGGAACGGCTTTCCGACTTGAGCGATTTGTTAGTTTGGATCTTGACTTTAAGGAGAGGCGACTAAATGGCAAGAATTAAGTATACACAATGTATGGTAAGAGACTGCGAAAAGCCCCATCTATCTAAAGGCTTCTGTAATAGGCATTATCAGCAAATGTGGAAGCATGGACGCATTCTGCCTGATGCGGTGCCTATTGAAGACTTGGCCGGAGAGTTATGGGCTGACATTGAAGAGGCTGAAGGGTATCAAGTTAGCAATATGGGGCGTGTTAAGTCTCTTGTGGGCCGTGGCGGGTTAATAAAGCCACAGATCGAACAAAGGGGGCACATGAATACCCCTAAGAAGCGTGTCTATTTAGACAGGAGGGCAACAAGAGGCTGGGTTAAATTCTTGTATGTTCACCTAGAGGTAGCCAGGGCCTTTATCCCTAATAAGTTTGACAGCGCCCACACGACCTTTAAAAACGGGGATGCCTTAGACTGCCGTGCTGATAATATCGAATGGTGGTGGGAGAATCCACCTGTAGATGATGATGGGTTGATTCAGTTTAGAAAGTCGGTTCATTCTGAATTAGGGAAAAAGGTTCTGGCCTTTATTGATGGCAACCAGTCTGCCCTCGATAGTTTCGTAATGCAAAAGACTGACAAGATGAGGAAAATACTACAGAGTAAATTCAAAGGGGTCTGCGGAGACAATGTAAACGAAGCGGTGCACGTTGCTTTCAGTGAAGGCATGAGAGACATTAAACGCGGATTGCTTAGGGCAGACACACATATAGAAAACTGGTTCCTTCGGATTGCAGAGAACCAACTATTGGATGATATTAAAAAGAACAAGCACACTACATCTCAATGGGGCTGCAATGGTAATGGCGACGAGTTCGACAAATTTGATTTAATGGCGGCAACAAACTAACTATGAATTAACCAGTGGCCCGACCAAGCCACACTGAAAACGGACACGCCTCTTGCCATCTGGTTGAATGGCGTGTTATAAATTTTGCATTAGGAGGGTAATTAGATGAGAGGATATGCGTGTATAGGGTTGGATAACCCCAAGGCGGCAGTTAACGTAGGATCGGCTTTGAGAGCCGCAGGGTGCTATGGGGCTGCAATGGTGGCTATGACGGGCAACCGGAGCGGAAAGACACCCACTGACACCATGAAGCAGTATCGACATAGGCCGTTGTTGCGCGTTGAAAATTTGAAAGATGTTATTCCTTATGACTGCGTGCCTGTGGCAGTTGATTTGATAGAGGGAGCTATTCCATTGCCAGAGTATGAACACCCCGAAAGAGCCTTTTATATCTTCGGGGCTGAAGATGCCACCCTGGGCGAAAGAGTGACATCTTGGTGCAGGGACACTATATATATTCCCACTAACGGTTGCATGAATCTAGCAGCAACGGTTAATGTGGTGCTATATGACCGGCTTGTTAAGCAAAATTTATAACAAGACAAGCTAAGGGGCTTGAACGAACGCAGTGAGAGAAAGTCCAAGGAGTGAAACGACTGTCTTTGAGCGCCTGGGTTATGTTTTTTGATATGACAGGGCAAAAAATCGGAGGTTATTATGGACGACATAGCAATAAATGAAGGTCAAAAGATATTTGAAGAAAGATATAAAAAGGGATTTCCAAAAGTGATATTTGGGGAGACGCACATCTCAATTCCTTGCACTTGCGACGATGGCGGTGGGCCTATTCACTGGGCAACAGTGCAGAACAACATAAGATCGATAGAAGAACATTTCCGGCATGAGGAGACTTTGCGTGAATTAAGGAAAATGGATAGGGACAAAACATAACGATTGACTATATGGACATTTAATGTTGGTGTGAATTGTGAATAAGTATTATAAGCAAGTAAAATATAGACAGAATCAGAGAGATAAAAAAGAATGTTACCGTTTAAATTCTACTGATACGATTAGGGAATCTTATTATCAGCCACCTGAATTTAGAGGATTGAGGATATATGGAGATTGTGATCTCGGTTATCTTAGACTTATTTACATTTCTCTATGGGAATGTGGACGTTTAGATTCCTATTACATACGCAACGAAAAAGTAGAAAATATTGGTAAGCGTCCAAAATTAAATGATGACAATAGCGATTGGTGGATTGACAGTAATGGAAATCGTAAAAAATATGGCAAGGTTAATCTTGATAAGAAAATAAGAGAACTGATGCCGAATATAAGGAGGGCGGATTGATGAATTGCTTCCTAGGTAGGGTATACGACGACAAGCATGCCACTTGCATTTCCTGTATTAGGGCAGGAGAGAAGACTTGTAAGCAGGTCAAGAAGAAACGTAAGGCCCACGATATTCATACAGTTATGGCTGAAGGCAAGTGGCTTATGTGTACTAAAGACCTCAGAACCCCTAATGACTGGACCAACAAGATGTACGGTAAGAAGATTTATAGGGGAGAGAGGTCTGCCTGGGAGAAACAGTTCAGAGGGATAATCCATTTATGGGGTAAGGCGTCAGGTAAGAGGCGCCTTACCGTTATACGGTATGTTCCTGACAAGCGGTATCTCATGAAAGATAAGACCAATAGAGAGGGAGCCATGAAGCCTCTTGAGGATGCGCTTGTTAATCAAGGAGTACTTGTTGACGACAGGGATGAGTTCCTGGAGCGTGCCGACCTCAGGCAAGAGATAGATCCGGCAAGAGTAGGGGTAGCTATCTTAGTGGAGGATATTTAGGCATGCTGAAAAAAAATTGCCTGGAGATAGTAATATATGACGACAAAGGCAATAGGTGTTGTTTTTCTCTTGACACCCTTTTCATTACTTTGATAGGGTGCGCTTACATTCCAATTTAACCTTTTGACAGAGGTACGAAGGATCAAATGAAAACCACTTTTAAACATAGAGAAGCCCACTCGAGCCAGAGCAATCTGGAGCAGGTCCCTTTTGGTCCACCTGTCTGTCAACTCGTGTGGGCTTCTGTGTGTTTAGCCCAATCCCAAAGAAATAAAGGTGTTATATGAGTAGATCAAGACGATGTAAGGCCGGGCTGGACTACTTCTCGTTTGATGTTGATTTCTTTGACGACGAGAAAATTGAGTTCGTATCAGCCAGATATGGCTTGAAGGGCGAGGTAATTTCCATAAGGCTTTTGTGTCGGATTTACCGTAATGGTTATTTTATTAAATGGGGTGATGATGAAAGCTTGCTATTCGCAAAGCGTGTCGGAGACGGTGTCACTCAAGAAGATGTTAAGTGTGTTGTTGACGAGCTGTTCAAGAGAGAGTTCTTAAGTAAGTCTTTATTCGATAAATGTGGCATCCTTACATCAGGCGGAATTCAAAAGAGATATATCCAAGCAACCGAACGTAGGAAAGGTGTGGAGATGATTAAGGATTATATAGCTGTAGACATTACAGATTACGATGTAGACATTTTAGAATTAAATGATGACATTTCAAAACAAAGTAAAGTAAAGGAAAGTAAAGTAAAGGAAAGTAAAGAAGACTATAAAATTTCTTTCTCTGAATTCTGGGAGGTATATCCTAGTCGTAACGGTAAAAAGATAGATAAGCCTACCACTAAAGATAAGTTCTATAAATTAAAACCTTCGGATCTGTCAGACATTATTGTGGCAGTCCATAACTACAAAGACAGTGAATTAGTTAAACAAGGAATTGGCATTAAAGACCCTCATAGATTTATTAGCAACAAAGACAATAAAGAGTTTTGGAAAGAATGGATGAAGCCTGAGATTAATAATAGCAAGAAACAAAAGAGCCCATATGAAGCCCAAAACGAAACTAGGGCTTATCATAAACCAATTAAAAACAGAGGACTATAATGGAACAACCTGGCAGATTACCACCACAAGACCTTGATGCTGAACTTTCTGTCCTGGGAGGTTTGGTTGTAGATAGCGATAAATGGGGCGAGGTTAACGCTATCATCTCTGCATCTGATCTTTACCGACAATCCCATAAATATATATTTAACGCCATAGGCTCTTTAATATCAAAAGAGGAGCCAGTCGACTTACTTCTTCTTAACTCTGAACTGAAAAACATGGGGGTTCTGGAGGAAAGTGGCGGGACTGGGTTTATAGCACGTATTGCCGATGGTGTAGTAACAACAGCAAACATAACCTATTACGCTAATATAATCAAAGAGAAGGCTGTCGCCCGAAATGTTATATCGATAAGTCAGACTGCTATAGCTTCGTTGTATGATGACGGCAATGTCGTCGATGTAGTTGACGCCCTTAAGCAATCAGCTATGGGGGTAAGTTTCGATAAAGGTGATGTGAAGGTCCACACCATGAAGGAAGTGATCATGTCATCCTTTCAAGCTATCGAGGAGGCCCATGAAAAAGGCGAGCCTATAGTTGGAGTTCCCTACGGATTTGCAGCCCTCGATAGATTTACGGCAGGAGCTATGCCAGGGGATCTTATAGTTGTAGCTGGAAGGCCAGGCATGGGTAAGAGTTTGTTTACCGGAGAGGTAGTTATTAACGCAGCCCATAATGGCTATCCTTCTGTATTGTTCTCCGCAGAGATGTTGATGCAACAATATGGCAAAAAAGTGCTATCATCCAGAGCCAGAGTTCTCCATACCAGAACAAGGACCGGTAAGATTGAGGAGTCCGATTGGGGTAAGCTTACGAAAGCCGCTGGGTTTTTGTCAGAAAAGAAAGTCTTTATCGTCGACAAGGGCGGCCTGACCCTAAGTGAGATTATCTCCACTTCCGAGAAGTTAAAGATGAAGCACGACATTAAGGCTATTGCTGTCGACTACCTCCAGTTGATTAAGATGAAGAAGATACCAGGGGTGAAGAGGGAGGAAGAGGTCTCTAAGATCTCATACGAGATGAAGAGCCTGGCCAAACGCCTTGAGGTTCCCGTATACCTTCTATCGCAGCTCAACAGGGAAGTTGAGAAGAGGCCCGACAAGAGGCCTATTATGTCTGATCTGAGAGAGAGCGGGAGTATAGAGCAGGACGCAGATGTTGTTATATTGCTCTACCGCCCAGAGGAATACTTTACAGACGGAGATATAGACAGGATCTATAAAGGCTGGGGTAGAGAAAAGCCATCTACGATCAAAGACCTCCTCGAGTGCATTATCGCAAAAGGTAGGGATATTGAAACAGGCACCGTATTCTTGAAATCAGAGATGCGGTATCAGTCTATATCAGACCTTAATCCAATGGGTTTTTAAATGGACTCCCTTCAAGAATTACTAACGATTGACGGCGACTCAGAGAGTCCCTCTCATGAGATGTATGTAAAACTTCAACATGCTAAAAAGTTGGTTGCCATGGGTATCTTCGCAACTGGGGCCATACTTCACTACATGAAACAGTATGATCTCTGGCAAGGATATGCCGACTCCTGGAATGAATTCTGTGCCTCTGAGGCGCATTCATATAGCTTCGCACACACGGCCATGAGGTTGTATAAGAAGTACGTCCTTGAGCTCAGGCTGTCAGAGGATACTATTGACGCATTGATGGCCCGTGACTATACTTCACTTGATGCCGCAACTAAAGTTATCACGGAAAAGAATTCTAAGGAGTGGGTAGGTAAACTCCTTACCCTTAGCAGGCAGGATATCACCAAAGAGATAAGGGTCACTCAAGGTAAAGACGAGATCCAGCAAACAGAGATAGATAAGGTTGTTATTTTATTCTTCTCTCTAACTTACGAAGAGCGGGAAGAGGCATTACAACGCATAAATGAAAGGAGACAAGGATGAACAAGACCGATATTATCGAGGAGGTTGCGGCCAGGACGGGCCTGCCAAAAAGAAAGATCGGTATCGTGATAAATCAAGCCTTTGACGTGATAAAGGATGAGGTTGCGGCCGGCAAGAAGGTTACCATAAATACGTTCGGTTCATTCTTCCTAAAACAACTTAAAGGGAAAACGATCAAGCTGGCCATAGGAGGAGTTCATGATATGCCAGCCGGTGAGGTGCCTAAGTTCAAGGCCGCCCCAGGATTCAAAGAGAGGGTGTGAGGTCAATATAACATTGAGTTCAGCAGGACCGGATTGAAAGCAAACACATTGGAAGAGGGAATGAACATGAAAGGCTTTTTGATTAAAATTAAAAACAGTGTTAGGGATCGGCTGCAACGTGGGGTTATTTGCGAATATGAGGCAGATAGATTATGGATCATTACAAGCTGGAGCTGGTGGAGGCACAACCACGGGATGCCATTTTGGAAGGCAGTGCGATGGACTTTTATGACCGATGTGTGGGACAAAATAGATAATTTTTATTGTGGAATATGGTTGCAGACAAGGGGCCGCTATTTACATTGGAAAGTTGAAAAGCAAAAAGTTGAAATATGGAAGCGAATTAAAGAGAAAAGCAAATAACCAGACGATGATTCCTTCGGAATATCGCGGGTTATTTGCCGAACACAAATTAATAAAGGAGACCAGAATGATAAGACCTATTGTAAAGCCTAACAACGAGCCATGTAATGAGGTTGATATAACCCTAGAAAATGGACTTGCCTACTCACCACTACAAGGCAGGGAATGCTTGATCTGGGATCTCATACATACCGTCGAAGCTGCCAAGGTAGAATTCCTTACAGCAAAGCACATCGGATATAACAAGAAGGCGATGGCGCTATCCCATAGCAATGGGGTTACGATAATGCTAAACCCTACGATAAAGAAGCTTTCCAGAAACAACGGCAAATACTACAAAACAATCAAGGTAAGCTATTATGCCACAGATGGAAGAGAGCGCACCGTTAAGTTTGTCGGCAAGCATTCGGCTATGGTCCAGCGTGGCTTAGAGATTTTAGGAATAGAGAAGTATAAGAAGTAAGGGTGACAAGGAGATTCGATGGACTTTCTTAATCACATAAAAGAAGTTGAGTGGATAAGCGCCTCCCAATATGCCAAAAAGTATGAGCTGGACAAACCCAAACTCACCTATTGGCTCAAGAAGAACTTCATCCATCACCAAAAGAAGGAGATATCCCCCGGCCGGCATGGCTATTTAATCCCAGATATCAAGCCGCAAGACCATCCCAACTTTTCAAAGAAGGGGCCTGACCCCAGGAAGAACAAAGGGGCACGCAAGCCCTACACCAGGAAAGCCAAGTCCAAGCCCTCCAAGGAAAGAGACTTCGTTCTTGAGAACAGGAAGAAGATCCTCGAGCCATTTCTGGATAAGTTCCTGGAGAAGGCCGACCCTGGGCAGATGTTCTTCTCAAGCAAAGAGCTGCAAAAGATTATCGACGTACCTAACTCAGCCCTCTTCTCTAGGTGGAAAGAGTGGGGTCTTCGAAGATATAATGCACCGGCCAAGATGCAGAGTGGTCCCAACAAAAAAGGGATATCGTATTGCTATGCCAGGATGGAATTGGTTAGGTTTCTCTCTGGTAAGCCTATAGATCCCAAAGAGCATAAAAGCATCGACATGAAAATGGTTGGTGGTCTGGCCGGGGCGGAGGAGGACATCCTTGACGGATGGTACCACTACGACGAAAAGAAGTGTTATCCAATGAACGGCCATGGCTTCCTGCAGTGGCTCAAAGATAAAGAGGTCAGGATACAAAGCAAGAGGGCCAAGAAGTGGGTACCGATAAAGCTTTTGGACTTTCAGGAAGAGTTTATCGTTGAGGCCCTGAAGCAAAAGCCAGACGGAGACTTCTGGTACAATCTGGTTATAGCCAGCTGGGAACGAGGTGAAGGGAAGACCATGGTGATTGCCCTTATAGCCATCTTCCGGTTCTTCAATATGTTCGGTGAGGTAATCAACCTGGCTAGTGAAAGTAAAGAGCTCGCATCGTTTATTCACTACAACCTGATCAAAGGTATAATAAACAACACCCCCGAGCTAAGGAAGACACCTGGCCTTCTCGTTCAAGAGAAAGAGATAACGCTAAATAAAGGACCCGGGGATCCGGTATGTATTATGAAAGCGGTACCTACTTCATCAGGGCTCCTGCCAGGCACGACATGTGCCGTATTCACAGAGCTCCATAAGTTTAAGAAAAGAGCATTCTTCATCGACTTCTGGTCTTCCACAAGAGCCACACCAAACGCCATGACCCTCGTTGATACAACAGTGGCCCCGAAGGGCCACATAGTCCACACGTTATGGGAGAAGTATTGTAGCGGCAAGGATCCGCTCCTCTACTTCAATCACAAAGAGGATGATATCCGTAATCCCGAGACAACAGCAGACCAACTCAACAGCTTCAAAGGTATTATGCTGAAGAATGAGTATGACCTTTACTTCCGGAATAGGTGGGAGGATGCTGCAGGAGGTCTCTTCTCAATAGAGTCCATAAAGAAAATGGGCTACGCCGGCATTAAGGTTGGTGGAAAAGATATACTTGGCGCATCGCAGGACCTCGACAAGGCGATCGAGGATCTGGACAAGCTTGACCAGGAGAGGTCCACACTACTTAGGGGCGGCATTTCCGCTGGCCCCATCACTGAGGCGATAAAGCAATTAGAGGATAGCCTTATCAAGATGGATGACCTCTACAGCCTTCCGGCAACAGCGGAAGACTTCGACATGCTACAGAAAATGTTTGGGGTGAGTTTCATGGTTGGTGTTGGCTTGGATAGGTCTAAGATGGTCGGCGCCACCCCCGACAATACTGTCTTCTCATGTGTAGCCAGAGGTATGGTAGATGAGAATGTGAGCTATTACTTCCTGCTCGATATGTTCGTAACTACCAAGCCGACCTCTATGTTCCTGCAAGATAAGATGGTAGAGTGGGAAGGTAAGTATGGCTGGATAGATAAGGTCGCTGCAGAGGAATATCAGTCACATGATTTCCATATGTGGTGTGAAGACAACGGGTATGAGTCTGAATTTATATCCGCCACATTCAAGAAGCAGGAAGAATTATTTACTTTGATGTGGAGCGTTGTCGATGCCGGCTTTTTGAAGAGCCCCTCTGTCCCATACTACAGGGATGCCGAGGGCGAGATAAGGCAAGGCTATACCAACAAGGATGATATCTTCAGGGAAGAGCTGGGCGCCTTTGTTCACGACCCCAACAAGAAATTCTTCGGCGCCTTGGAGAAGAGAAAGAAGGCCGCCCCAAAAGATGATACGGTATACTCGAGTGGTTGGGGAATTTACGCATGTCAAGGCGAGAGCCTTGCTGACATTGGCGCCAGGTCAGGTAACACCGGATGTATACAACTTATTGGCAACGACGACACCATTGGAAACTACGATGACTGAGCGGGCTAACATAACAGCTTGAGATAAGAGGAGGACGGCAATGAAAGGGACAGTAATGGTGGATGGTGAGGAGTATGAAATAGTACCGTTAAGTGGGGAAACCCTCAAGGAGCATTTCGGAAAGTTGCTCGATTTGCCGAGAAGTAATCATTGCGTAGATTTAAGGGAGCCAGTGGTTATCGCGGTTAAAAGAAGTGATGGTGCTACTGAATATTTACATTGCAGCAGTATCGGGGGAGGATGTAGAAGACATGATGGCAAGGGCAATTACTCATTTATTGTTGGAAAAAGAAGATAAAACATTTTTTGTGCCGTGCAATAGACAAGGGCATATATTCCATGAGCATCAAAAGCAATTTGAAAAGATACCTGAATACCACAGGTGCAAAGTATGTGAAAGACACCTGAATAAAATTAAAGACCGTTTGTTATAGAGAAGCAAACATAATGATTAAGCTAAACCGCCGCGCCATTTGCGGTCGGATTTTCAGCGCCTTGTTATGGCGCACTTACCCTAAAGAGAAAGGAAAAAGTGATGGAAAAAATAGAAGTAAGTTTAGAACCTTTAGTCAGATTGCTTGGAGCAGTGAGTGGGCCACCACATTTAATTAGAGAACTTCAGGCGACAAGAGGCCCGTTGGTTGGCGATGACAATCCGATAAATATTTTGATAGATGAATATAACAAAGTGATTAAAAAGAAAGGAGGTGATGTAAATTGAGTTATTCATTGAATCACCCTTGTGGGGATTGCACCAAGGCGGATAAGTGTAATGATCGACACTTTATCCAAGGTGGAATCAACGGGATACATGACGTATACCCGTCTGAAAAAGGGCATCTCGGTAGTGGCACCGTAACTATTGAATGTTCGCAGCATGAAACAAAAGAAAAGTAGTAATTTGGCGCGGCCTTGTAATGAGGCTGCGCCATAACGCTATTATCAGCGGCCGCATTTAGAAAGGAAACTTATGGACAAGAAAACGACACCAGAAAGCAACACAGATCAATTAAGCACCGTGGTTAGCGGTCGGTTGCATAAATTGGTTATGAGACCAGGCCCCGGATGGCATCACTTAGGCGGCGCAGTATGGCAACATGATAATGGATCTAAAATACATGTTGGTGGCTTGATGGTATACCCCCATAACGGGGAAATAATAAGGCACTGGGAGCAGCTTGAAATAGTGAATAAGCTTATCAAAATTAACGGTGGGAATAGAAAGCGTGGATTAATGGCATGGGCCATGAACTTAGCGGTGTCATAACACTTAGCTCTCCGAAGGAGGAGCGTTGAGGTTATGTTGCTCACGGAATTAACAGAGAGGAAGCATGGAAGACGAGATAGAGGACGGGGTAACAATAAAGACCAACGTGCCAGTCAAGGAGTTTCTTGTCGATGCTTTAATAAATTTGGGTATGCTCTTGCTGGGAATAGTACTAAGTAAAATATTTTAAGGAGGTTGTGAGTGACTGAATTTGATTTCGATATAAATGAGGAGTTGGAGGAGATCAAGGTAAGCTCCCTCCTTCGTAGCGTTACAGAGAAAGGCAGGGCCCTTCTCTTGAAGAGATTACTGGGGCCCCTTCTGACGCCTGGCATATTAACTCCCAAGGAAGCGGCATTCTTCTTCCTAAACGCCGCGCTTGATAAAAGCCCCAAGATGATAGCTAAGAGCTTTAAGTGTGACCTGTCCGGGGTCTACTCTATCCTCAGCAAGGCCGAGAATAAGATAAGGGAACATAGGAAAAACAATGAACGGATATAGAGCAAGGATCGATATGATCGGAAAGATATTCGGGGCATTAACAGTGATAGGGTTCAGCTATAAAGATAAATTCAATAAAGCTCGCTGGAACTGCCGGTATGAATGTGGTTCCGGGAAAATTGCTGAAGGCTCAAAATTACGCAAAGGTGAAATAAAGTCTTGTGGTTGTCTTACGGTAAAATTAATAAGCAAAGGCTTGACCACTCATGGCATGTCAAAAAGCAAAATATATAAAATTTGGTCAAGCATGAAAAATAGATGCAATAACCAAAGAGATCCAGCTTATGTTTGGTATGGAGGTAGAGGCATAAAGATCTGTGCCCGCTGGATGAAGTTTGAGAACTTCCTTATTGATATGGGAGAGCGCCCAGATGGCATGTCTATAGAACGCAAAGACAACAATGGCAACTACGAGCCTGAAAATTGCAAGTGGGCGACAAGAGAAGAGCAGGGAAGAAACACAAGCCGTAATGTTTTTATCACATTCAATGGCGAAACACTCCACACATCAGAGTTTGCTAGGAAAGCAGGGATGAGCCCAGCCTGCTCGCACAGTAGATTAAGGTATGGTTGGCCCATAGAAAGGGCTCTCAATGAGCCGGTAAGAAAACGGCAATAAGGAGGTAAAGTTGAACGGGAAGAAATCGAAGAAAATTAATGATCTAGCAAGGAGCCTACTCGCGGAGGTAGCTGCCAAGGATATATCAGAAGAAGAGAGGACCCTTGTGTTGAGTGAGATACGAAAGAAACTAAAGCGAGACTATAAGGCTGGGAGATTGGTGTTTAAATGAAAGACATTGTAATAATAGAGGGCCTCAGGAAAGAAACCTTTCTCTACAAAGACGCTATCTCTGAAGCGATAAAGAAGTTGGGGGAGAGTCACCCGGTCGCATCTAAACTTGGAAGGGTTCTCAAGCTGGCCAAGTATCAGCCTATTCCTTGTAAGAGATGCGGGCGCACCCTAAGGAACCCCAAGGCCATACAGAGAGGCATGGGTCCCAGGTGCTACGAGATACATATTGAAGAGTCTCAGAGTGATATATCTTTCAAGAAGGAGACCGTATGAGTAAGCGCGAAAAGAGACTTGGACTCCTCTATGAGGATGATATCAAGTATTCGAAAAGTGAAATCGCCGAGATGTGGTTTCACTACAGGGTGGCCAAGCAGTATGCCTGCATGGGAGACGTGTGTGAACGCATAGCTTCCTTTGCTTTAACCGAGCAGGAATTCACCCAGATGGATTATAAAGAGAGCGTGCCCTCAAACAGGTCTCCTTACTGGATAGAGACCATTGAAGTGCCAAGGGGCTTCGCAGAGAGGGAGATTTATTGATGATAGGTTTTCCTAAAGAGAAGACGTTTAGGTCAGAGGAGTATAAGGATTATATCCGGTCGCTCCCTTGTTGTAATCCTAATTGCCCCAATCATGGCCGCTTACCTAGCGAGGCTCATCATACTGAAAAATCCGGGACTGGCTGTAAAGGATCTGACCTTAGCTGTATTCCTCTCTGTTGTCATTGCCATGTGCCTGGCGTTCACACCATGGGTCACATCACGTTTCAGCAGCGCAACAATGTGGACTTCAACAAAGTGCAAATCAAGTGTTTGTCTGGCTTTATAGAGAAGGAGTTGATTAATGATTAAGGATGTAACCCCGGTAGTATTCTTAGTTGATAATAAAAAACACGCCATAACCCTTAATTCGTTTGAGCTTGTATATAAGAACTCTCCCATGGAGCGCACCGAGATAACGGGAGAGATATCGTTTATGGCCGTAGACCACCAACAGAAAATACTAATATCCAAGCCCATGCTAGTTATTCACCTAGGGACCTCAGTGCTAACGGCTGTCATTAAGGAATACGCTATTCTCCACAACAGCTTGATGAATTCTGGTATGACATCAGCTGCCACCTCATCAGAGTGTAGAGTAGAGTATGAAGTTATAGACGAAGAAGAAAGAGACCCTTTCATCGCAGCAGTGGAGGAGGCCGTCTCGTGACATTGGAGCTTTTTAAAATACCAGAGCATGTCAAGGCTCGGCAAGCCAACCCCAACCCTATGGTGAGGAAGGGCGGAATCCTCAAAGGATATAAGTGTGGTAAATGTGAGCATCTCCTAGTCACCGAAAGCCCGGCAGGTAAGAGATTTTTCAAGTGTCGCCATAGGGGCGTTACTAGCGGAGCAGCGACAGACCACAGAAAGGGATGGGATGCCTGTGTATTGTATTCCGAGGAAGGCGAACTCCCTTTCGTCACAGAAGTCAGGAGGGCCAGTGCCAGCCACTAAATCTAATTACGGCAAGAAGGTCGAAAGTCTCGATGACCTCCATAAGCTAGTCCAGGCGAGGAGGGCCGTGATCTGTCCCGGGAACAACGGCGCCATAGTACCAAATACAAACGTGGCAGCAGCGTGGGTCTTTAACTTAAACGGAGGCTCGTTATATAGAGTATTTAAAGCCGGCCTCTATACCTACGAGAAGGTCGATAAGTTTATAAAGGCAGTCGAGGAGGCTGTTGAGTCAACATAACATGGGAATTCAGGGGCTTTTGCCGACAGGAGGAGATGGAAAGATGGATAAGTGTGAAAATAAAAAATGCCCAGACAATGATGACTGGTGCAGTAAAGGATGCAGAAGTATAAGCATGAGCATGTCGATAGGCCATTGCCCAGATTACCTTACAACTAAAAAAGATCCATCGGCAGAAAGTCCAGCCTGCAATGTGGGGTTATAAATTATGTGTGATTGGAATAACACGGTAGTTTTGGAAACTGCAAGCGGAAAGAAAGTGGACGTTGATGGCTGTATAGCACCCCTTGTAAGCGCCTTAAATGCCGCTGGCATAGAAACGATAGCTTGCTGCTGTGGACACGGAAAACGCCCCGGCAATATAGCATTAAAAGACAAGAGAGAATTAATTATTGCACCAGACTACAAAACAGGGAGAGAAATTGACAGGGCGTTTCCCCCTATAAACGATTAATTTATAACACTTAGCTCTCCGAAGGAGGAGCGTTGAGGTTATGTTGCTCAACTTAAGATAGGGGCATGAGGCCCAGAGGAGGCAACCAAACTCAAACAATACCGTGTTGGCGGTCTGTTTGAACGCTTGGTTGGGCAGCATTTAATGAGAGGGGTAAGCGATGAAAAGAGTAGAGTATAAGTACGACATTGACCAGAAAGTAAAAACACCATTTGGAGAGGAGGGTATTGTTTCGATGCTTGGCTTTGATGAAGCTGGCAATCAGTATCATGTGAAGACTGCCAATGACAGCCAGTGGTTCAAGGAAAAACAACTCACCGAAACAGATTGATGCATTCTGGGCGGTGGCTAAGGCTGCCGCCCAACACTTAGCTCTTCGAAGCAATATCGCCCACAAACTTTAGCAACCAGGAGGAAGAGGATGAAGAAGAAAGCAGATAACGTAACAGAGGAACTTTGCAAGAAACACCTAGCTTGCAAGCTCAGCAACGATGAGCTGCTTGAGGTAGGCCGTGAGCTGGGCAGGAGAGAGAACGATAAGCTCGCTCTGGACGACGAGAAGAAAAAGGCCAATGCCGAGTTCAGCTCCAGAGAGAAGAGCATCAAGGCCGACATCGGCGTTCTTATTCACAAGATCAATACCGGCGAGGAGCACAGGGAGGTCGAGTGCAATAATGTGATCAACTGGTCTGATAGGTCGAGACAGATCATCCGTCTTGATACCAACGAAGTTGTCCGGACAGATACCGTCTCTGAGGCCGATTGCCAAACTCGTCTCGATCTCAAAGAGAAGGAGATGAAAGAGGCCAAGAACGGACCATACGGTATATGGAATGGCGAGAAGTTTGTGGTGGACGACAAGAACGAAAGGCTCGAATACACCACGGTATCAGCTGCAGCCAACTATCTGGCCATGATGAGAAAGGAAGAGGGCGTGACTCTCACTGTTGAACCTATCTCCTCCAAGGATCTAACCGAGAAGGTCGGTGACCAGACGGAAGAGAGCGATAAAGATAAAGGGTAGAGGTCTGCAGGGATGAAGGTACTTTTACCCAAGATAACTGAGAAATTAGTTGACATTTATTTCTCACAAGATTAATATTGTTTTTGTGAAAACAAGATATACATTTAGGTTTTATCCTACTCAAGAGCAAGAACAATCTCTTGTCAAGACTTTCGGTTGTGTTCGTGTTGTATATAACAACGCACTTCGAGCCAGAATCGATGCTTGGCATAATGGTGAGAAAGTAAACTATAACCAGTCTTCTGCTGCGCTTACACTTCTTAAAAAAGAAGCTGAATTTATGTGGCTCAATGAAGTGTCCTGCGTTCCTTTACAGCAAAGCCTTAGACATCTACAAGTAGCATTCAAAAACTTCTTTGATAAGCGGTCCAAGCATCCTACTTTTAAGTCTAAGCGATCCAGGCAGAGCGCTGAATATACTTGCTCAGCTTTTAAGTGGGATAGTGGCAATCGAAATCTCACCATTGCCAAACTTGGTAGACTTAAAGTGAAGTGGAGCAGGAGCTTCCAGAGTAACCCCACTACAGTCACGATATCCAAGGACTGTAGTGGGAGGTACTTTGTTTCGCTTGTTCTCGATGAAGCTGTCGACCTTATACCTATGACCGGGAAGAGTATAGGTATAGATGTTGGCATAAACCGTCTTGCTACGCTTAGCAATGGCGAACGTATCCCTAACCCAAGGCATACAACGAAGTTTGCCAATAAACTTGCCAAAGAACAGAGGAGGCTTGCCAAAAAAACCAAAGGAAGCGGGAGATGGAACAAGCAGCGACTCCGTGTTGCAAAAGTTCACGCCAAAATAGCAGACTCTCGCAAAGATCATTTGAATAAAGTTACTATCGATTTGGTTAAGCGCTTTGATCTTATTTGTATCGAAGACCTGAATGTTAGAGGCATGGTAAAAAACCATCGCCTTGCCAAGCATATCTCGGATGTTTCCTTTGGTACTTTTAGGGCAATGCTCGAGTATAAAGCCCTATGGCATGGCAAGGAAGTGGTTGCTATTGATCGTTTTTTTCCCTCCAGCAAAAGATGCTCCGCTTGCGGGTTTGTAGCATCCAAAATGCCTTTGGATGTACGTGAGTGGACATGCACAAATTGCGGTGCATGTCACGATCGTGATGAAAACGCAGCACACAATATACATGCGGTCGGGCAGACCGTCAAAGCACGCGGAGAAAACGTAAGACTTTCTTAGGCTTCGGCTTAACAAAGCAATTTTCTATGAAACGTGAACCACTTAATAGCTAAGTATTAAGACCCCTCGACTTTCAAGGGAGGATGCCAACTCTGCGCTGATCATTCCAAGCGTACCGAAGGTATGGATATTATAGAGACTTGGGAGTGTAAGCAGAGCGTTATCAAGCTGAACCAACCACAAAGACCACGTAAGAGGTAATCATGCAGGAAGTTTTAGTCGAGCCAGAATCTATATCAGGATATTGCGAGCCATTCAAGACCGATTACATTACGGTAGATAGCTGTAAGGCCAGAAAGGTAATTGCGGTCCGAGGCAGGGATACTACCTTGAGAAGATGCAAGAAGTGTCCCGGTCTTCTCGAGAGCAAGGGGAGCAATAAGCGTATAGGGCAATCCAACACAGAGCCGCCAGCCAGACCCTCACGTATAGGTTGGTGTGATGATTGTCGTAAGCACCACTCTAAATGCACGAGGTTCAGCGTCAACATGAACCTGTGTTCGGCTTGCTATCAGAGATCGAGGCGGAGGGAAAAATAATGGATCTATTTGGATACAAGTCAGCCGACTTTTCGGCTTGCAGAAAATACCGGTATACACTATGGCGCTGGTGGGATAAGTCCAAGCCTTATGCTATGTTCGTTTGCCTTAATCCCAGTATCGCAGATGAGATCCAGGACGATCCTACTGTCCGGAGATGCATTAACTTCTCTCGTGACTGGGGGTATGGGGGTTTTGTAATGACAAATATCTTTGCATACAGGGCCACGGATCCGAAGGAGATGAAGAAGTATTACGAGAACCTCGGCCCTAAGGAATTGACTACCGATCTGGCCAGTAATGCCGTCCATCTTATCAAGCTCTCAAGGAAGGCAGGTGTGATTGTTGCTGCATGGGGGACGCACGGAGCATTTATGAACAGAGGAGACCGGGTATCAAAACTGATCCCAGGGATGAAGTGTCTCAAGATAACAAAGGGCGGCTTTCCTCAGCACCCATTGTACCTGGCGAAGGATAGTGAGCTGATAGATTTTAATGGGAGGTAATTGTGGCAATACTAAACTACACAACATCCATATCTACCGAGAAGACCGCATCAGAGATACAGAAGAAGCTGGCGATGGCCGGAGCCCAAGCGGTGCTATGTGAATACGACGAAGACGGCGTTATGAAATCTATGTCGTTCCGGATTGGGACACAACATGGTCTCGTTTCATTTAGGCTGCCAGCCAATATCGCGGGGGTTTACCATAGTCTCGAGAGAGACGATAAGGTTCCGAAGAGATACAAGACTTCTGACCAAGCTGCAAAGGTGGCATGGAGAATACTCAAGGACTGGATCGAAGCACAGCTCGCCATCATAGAGGCAGGTATGGCGGAGATGACAGAAGTATTCCTTCCTTATGCTCAGGACAGGGAAGGCCGCACTATGTACGAGGTATTCAAAGAAGGTAAATTGAAGATGATTACTGAAGGGAGGAGCTAATGGCCGTATCGTTTAGCTGTAAATGTGAGGAAAGGAAGAAGCCTGTAAAGGAACGCAACTGGGCCGTCTGGCAGCGACATTGCCACCACTCAGCCTTTGCCGGTTACCACAAGACCCCTTCAGACTATAGCACCGTAAAATGTTATACATGTGGTGCTATCGGCAGAACGAAGGCCGCTTATGTCCATAGCTTAAAGGACGCAACTTTTAACTAGGAGGTAACATTGGACGAATTTACTAGAAGCTGGATAATAGAAAACGGAGTGCCGATCGTGCAGAGCTATGGCGACACCCTAACAATAAGGGCCCTGCACTATAGACTGGTTGCCATAGGCATGACCAACTCCACTCAACACTACAAGAGAGTCGTAGCTGCCATGGGTAAAGCCCGGTGGGACGGCTTGCTTTCTTTCGATGCTTTCAGAGATCTCGACAGGGATGTGATAGGCGAAACTAAGTATGAAGTTACCGACGTCGACGAAGGCATAGCGGAGGCAAAGAAGCAAATAGGTCTCTGGATGAAGAACTACTACAAGAACAGGTGGGAGAATCAGCCCAAGTACGTGGAGGTCTTTATAGAGAAGAAGGCCCTGCAAGGTGTGTTCGAGGGGCCATGTCGGAGCAATAGGGTGGCGCTCGCTCCCTGCAAAGGATACCCCAGTCTGACGTATATGCATGACGCCGCTAACCGTATGATAGGAGCGGAGTCACAAGGCAAGGAGACTATCATCCTGTACTTCGGTGATTACGATCCGAGTGGTGAGGATATCCCTCGGAGTATCCAAGAGACCATGCTGAGGATGGGAGCTGATGTCCGAGTGGAAAGGATCCTCCTTCTCGAGGAGCACGTCCGGGCATGGGGCTTACCACCTGCTCCAACCAAACTGACTGACTCCAGGTCAAAGGCATGGAATGGTCTCGGTCAGGTAGAGCTCGATGCGGTTGAACCAAACAAGCTCAAGGATATAGTAAGCGATGCGATCGACGAACACTTCGATTATGGTCTGTACGATGAGCTTAAAGATCAAGAGGAGGAGGAAGGCGAGCAGTACAAGGAAGAGCTTAAAGAGTTTGTGAAAGGATTGTAGAGGAGGGACCATGAAGAAGTTTCTATCAGTACTGGCGGATGAGCTTAGGACTGAAGGTGAGAGGATAGCACAACAAGGCGATGGCCTTATGGGAGTAGTGGGGGTGGAGGCGGCTATATTCGGGACTATATCCGGAACAATGGGTGCTCTGGCCAACTGCATCGAGCTGCACTGGAGAAGATCGACGATGAAGATATATGCATTAAGTGTGGAGGTCAAAATATCCATGTGGGTTTCCACAAAGATCTCTATGCTTGTGGTAGTGGCGATTCAAGGGAACATCTCCACTACACCTGTCCATGCGGACATAACTGGACAGAGCCCACTAAAGACGCTGCAAACTATAGCTCAAATGCCAGCGATATGGAAGCCGGCACGCTAAAATCTTCTAATTGCTCAGTTAAATGAAATTACTTTTGCACATCTTTTTCAAAGGAGTCTCGAGATGACAGAGGGTGAACGTATCGCCGAGGAAGTCTTCAACACCATGGATGGTAAGGTCAAGTGTAGGAATTGTGGTAAGTGGAAGCCTCAACGGAACATACTTCCTGCCGGGGTATGCTGGGCATGCATAATAATACCCATAGAGAGTACGCTTGGTATAGAAGTAGAACCTGCAAAAGCAAGGACTAGGCTGATGGGAGACTTCAGTGCGAAAGTTATACACACAGGCACCCTTATGAAGAGCATCAAAGCATGACTGACGACGAGAAGATAGCAGAGGAAGTGAGTGAAGCTATGAAGGAACTTATAGTATGCCCTCTCTGCAAAAAGGAATTCAGGAAACCGGATGAGGAAGATGACACCCTCTTTCTTGATGGAAAACCCTGGTGTGGGTGCCTACCTTTCTGATATGAGTAGAGATCAAGACATAGCGGATAGAGTTTCCAAGACTATGCTTGGGTACAAAAAATGCCCTAAATGTGAAGATCTCTTCAATCCACTTGCTCTGACTTTAGATCTCTGCCCTAAGTGCTTTGAGTTAGTTAAATGGGATGGCCCAGGCTCTAATCCGATGCATAATATCATAGAAGCAATAGTGGAGATGAAGAAGAATATTGGATAGAGATCAAAACATAGCTGACGAAGTCTATAGGGCCATGTCGGGGCTGAAGATCTGCAGTCGATGCAAGAAGGAGTTTAAGCCTATAGCTTCAGAGGATATCTGCTGCATGCTCCCAATGGAAGTTGCCGCTATGGCAATGGCTCACGCCATAAAGAGGGCTGGTGTTTCATCAGTACAGGCGGCTAGGGCCTTTGAGGGAGTGAGTAAGGCTATGAGTAAGATAACTATAAACAAGGAGGATTGATATGGGAGTAGGAATGCCGGAGCACTTATTGCTTCATGAGTTTGGGTCACAGATAATGGGAGCCTTCGATGAGGTACCCTATCATGTGGGGTCGTCTTTAACCAAGAAGAGGGGCTGGAGAGATGTGGACGTGAGGCTGATGCTTCCTGACGACAAGTACGAAGCCATGGGGCTGGGTGACCCTAAACATCCACACGAAAACCCGAAGTGGGTGTCGCTGGTTATGGCGTACTCGGCTCTCGGCCGGCAGATAACCGGTCTCCCTATAGACTTCCAGATACAGCAGTTTACTCTGGCCAATGAGCTATACCCCAAAGGAAAGACCAGAATAAGATCAGCTATAGGGTTTGTTCCGTTAAGGATAGAGAGGCTAAATAGTAAATGAGTGGAATGTTCGGGCAGAAGAGGGAGCAATCCAAACACAAGAGCGTTGAGTGGTATACGCCCGCCTGGGTATTCGAAGAGCTGGGATTAGAATTCGACATGGATCCAGCCAGCCCTCACGATATGGAGAGCCAGGTACCGGCCAAGAAAAAGTACACTATCTTCGACGACGGGCTCAAGAAGCCTTGGTACGGGAGAGTATGGCTGAATCCTCCCTACGGCCCTAAGATATCAGTGTGGATGCGACGCCTCATTCAACATGGTAATGGCATCGCCTTCGTCTTCAGTCGTACTGACGCCCAGTGGTGCCAGGAGGCTCTTAAGTCCGCTACCGCAATACTATTCTTGGCCGGCAGAGTTGAATTCATACCGGGTCTCGAGAACCAGCACAAGAAGAGCCGTTGCGGCGCCGGTACCGTCCTCTTCGCTTTCGGAGAAGAATGTGCCGAGGCATTGAAGAAGTTAAGCGATCGAGGCGTGTATATTAGGAAGGGGTCAAATGCCCGAAAGTGAAGGACCCTTCACGAGCGGTACAACATTGACCGAGGAGGAAATTGCTGATGCAGTCGCCGGTACCATGATGGGCTATGAGGAATGTTGTGAGTGTCACCGATATTTTCCTCCAGCTAATCTTATTAATGCTACTACATTGGCCATATTCCCAGACAATGAGATACCGTTCAAGGCATGTGGGCTATGCTTTGATAAAATAGTTAAACGTGGTGATGCATGGCCGAGAGAGTGAACACAACCGACGAGAGTGTAGCTGACGCAGTGGCGGCTGCGATGGCTGGGAAAGATTGGTGTAGCGCTTGCTGTAAATCCTATGAGCCAGGACTTCTTTTAGATACTAACCAGGAAAAATCAGTGTGCCCCTATTGTGGCTTAGGCCTCCTCCTGGTGACAACAATGATCAGCCCGGCCGATATTCAAGAACTATATTCCTTGCTAGGCCCGAACTGGGTCAGAATGAGGGCGGCATGTGACCTGTTTAATAAAGGATTTAAGCTTACAAGGGTGCGGTCAATGATTTTGGCAGGGAAGATATGACTGACGACGCTGAAATAGCAGCAGCTGTTTTCGGGGTCCTTGCCGATGAGAAGCAATGCCCTCGCTGTAAAGAGTTCTTTCCTGACAAGGAGCTACGGTTCCGCTATGAGGAGTGTGACTATGATCACACCTTGAAGAAGAGTATTCACTGTTACCCATGCTTCAAAGAGCATTTCCCGGGCATGATAGGCTTCAACTTGGAGACAGACTACATAAAAATAAAGTAATCTCCATCATTCCCTATCCCTTAATCCCTATCCACAAAGAAGCCCACCATATCCTCCCTGTACGAACACCCCTACCTGAATACCAATACACCCCTAAAGCCATCTAAACCGCTTAGAACGCAAATACGGAGTTCACCCCCTATTTAACCCCTCCTCACTGATCAGATAGTTAAAAACCATGGACAGTCCACGATTTACACCGCGAAAACACTTCTAAAACCCTACAGGAAAGGGATGGGGAAACCCTACTGCAGAGCTGATCTCTGGACATGACATTGCGGTGAAAATTAAGGAGAGTCCTATAGGTTGAGAGCAGTGGCGGTATATCAAGTCAGATAACGGGGGGTGATTATAAAGAATAATCATGCCCACATAGAGAAAACAAATAGTAGATATATAGAAAGTAAATACTTAAAAAGAAAGTGAGGAGTTAAGATGTTCTATTCAAAGAAAAAGTCAGTCACAAGCCAGATAAAGGAAGTAA